TACGCGTCCAGACGGCACGTCACGAGCCCGCTCTCCGTCACACCGGCGACGCTGGTCGGGTACGTGAAGGAGCAGAGGCCGTCCGGCCCCGGCAGATATGCGTGTCCCATCAGGGGGCCTCCACCTTCAAGAAGGCCGACCACGAGGGATAGACCATAACCCCGGGTTCGGCGTGGAAGACGGTCTCCCGACCGCCGATGAGCACGATGCGCTTCCCGAGGGCACGGGCGTACCCGTACTCGATCTGTCGACCACCACGACCCACCGGACCGTTGAAGCTCACCAAGGTGTCCGCCCGCGCGATGTCCCGGTAGCAGAGCTGCGCCACGCCCCAGGCGGGAGCCGTGTCGAGCGCGTCCAACGGCAGGTCCTCCTCGGACCCCTCCGGCGGGTCGATCCACGTAGACGTTACCCGGGCATGGGGTCTAGCCGCCCGGAGCTCGTCTCGGTACTGGCGCATCTCGGCATGCCGGTCGTACCGGGCGGCGAAGTAGTACGCATCCCCGACGACCTCTTCTGCCGCCCCCGCCTCGTCGCGCAGGAGGTGCAGGCAGACCGCCGCCAGCCGCACCAGGCGGTAGCGCTGCGAGGGGGCGGTCAGGGTCCGGGCGTCTCCCATCTCGGTCACCTCCTTCGCCAGCACCGCGCGCTCACCGGCCAGCGGCACCCGCTCCGCCGTCCCGCCTTCCAGGCGGCGGACCTCCGTCAGGATGGCCTCGAGGGCCTCTTGCTTGTTCACGCGTAAGACCCCCGCTCCGGGCGCACCGGGGAGGGCTCCTCGCCGATGTCCTCGAGTTCGATCTCCAGGTGCTTGATGGCGGAGCGGAGGGCCTCGGCGAGGTTCTTCCCGCGCAACGTTGCCGTCAGCACATCCTCGACCTGCCGGTCGGCGGTCGGACCACCGGCCAACCCGGTCTGAACCGTCCGGGTTACCTCCGCGACGTGGACGTTGACGGTGTAGTGCTTCTTCTCGGTGCTAGCCATGTCTCTCCCTCTCATCTGCTGGTCTCCCACACCATTCCGGCGAAGAACCCGCCGCCCCGTGTGTCTCGCTTGAACTGCTCGTCTTGCACCCGACGCCAGTCGACACCCCGCGACGCGGCCATCGCCTGCATGACGCTGAGCATGTCCGCCAGCTCCTTGACCACCTCGGCGTCTGTCTCGGCGAAGAGGGCCTCCCCGCACTCCTCGTGCAGCTTCTCGCGCAGGAGCTGCCAGTGCTCGGCCACGTTGTGCACCGGCCGTACCTGATGCTCGGCCCCGGGCACCACCCAGTTGTCGAGAGCCCGGTCTCGAACCAACCGCTTACCCATCAGGTCACCACCAAGTACCCCAGGACCAGCCCGACCACGGCCACCGGCAACCCGAGGAGCGCCACCGCCAGCCAGAGCATCGCGCCACCGGCACCACCCGAACCCGGGCCACGCTGATTGCCGTACCGGTTCCCCGACGCCGCGCGGCTGTTGTTCTTGCCGCCACGGTAGTTGCTGCGACCGCTGTTCTTGCTGATGTACCCGCCGCTAGCCCCGCTGTTGTTCTTCTTGGACATGTTCTCCTCCTCCGGCCAGGGCAACCCCAGCACGTGAGCCTGCCGACGCGCCCGGCGTTCCCGCTTCCAGCGCTCGTCTTCCCGAGTCTCCTGCCGCATCCGCAGCAGGCTGATCACAATCATCACGTCAGCCACCACGGACACAACGACCAGCCACCACATCACTTCGCCACCCTTCCGTCCGGCAAGAGACAGAGGTATCGGGTGCGGTAGGTGTAGTGCGGGACCGCGCCGTACTGTGCGCAGTCCGCCTCAGCCGCCCGCATGTCGTGCCTCCACACGTAGTCCACGACCAGCCAGGAGCCGCCGAAGACAACCACGATCCCGACCACCGTCCAGAAGACGAACCAAAACCAGGGGAAGGCGTAGGGGTCGCGCTTCCGCCACATCACTCCACCACCCGCGCGGCCGTCGGGTCCGCCGCCCACTCCCGGGGATCGATGGCCGGGATGCTGGCGTGGTCGTGGCCGGGGCCGGTCGGACCGGTGTACCGCACGCCCCACTCCGAAGAGGGCACACCCGCCCGCTCGAAGGCGTCGACCCGAGCCCGGATGGTGCAGCCCCGGTCGAACTTGGCCATGAACCCGCACTTGCCCTGCTGATAGCACACCGGCCGCATCAGGTCGGCGAACGCGCGGTACTGCCAGCCGTCTTTCACGCCGTCCGTACGAGCGTCCAGCTTACGCATCTGCCCGTGGTCACGCAGCGCCTTCGCCACCCCGGCAAAGATCTGCCGCCACTCGAACTGAGCCTGCGTGCAGGTGCGCTTCCCGGCCTCCGCCAGCAACGTGCGCAGCGAACACACCCAGAAGATGCGGGTGGGCATGGCGTGCGGCAGCACCTTGCGGGCTTCCTCGGCCGCCAGCCCAGCCCCGAGCAGCGCCGCATAGGCGTCTTCGGCCTGGTTCATGGCCTTGCGCCACAGGCTCACCCGGGGGTCGTCGTCGCGCAGCCCTGCGAGGCCGGGCGGGAGGGGGACCTCCTGCGCCCAGTCCTCCGCGACCGCAAACCGGAGGCTCTCTTGCGCGAAGAAGCTGAAGCGGTTGCGCACCATCTGGTGCGTGATGTCTCGCTGCACACCCTCCACCAGGAAGGTGAACTGCACGGCCTCGAGGGGTCCGTCCAGCACCGTCTTCTGCATGTCGGCCAGCGCCGCCCGACGCTGCTCGTCTGTCACCTCGCTCTTCGAGCGGTTCACCTGCCCGGTGTAGATGCCGACCACGGTGGCCAGCGTCCCGAGCGGGTCCAGCGGCGCGTCGACCAGCGTCACGACCGGTCCGCGCCGCGCGGCGTCCGGCAGCGGCTCCCGGGCGTACTGCGCCACGTCAGCCACGCGAACCACCTCCCCCGCCCACTTCCGCGCAGCCTTGCGCCGGTCCTCGGCGGCCCAGGCGTGCGCCTGCTCGGGGTACCCGCAGATGCGCCACACGCCGTTGTCGTTGGCGTCCTCGCTCCCGGAGTCGCTGACCCTGTAGTCGCACGAGGTGGCGCTCTCCGGGTTCGGCACGAAGTCATGCGGGTGGGTGTTGATGAGGTGCCCGGTGCTCGGCCCCGGCACGGCGTGCTCGCTGCTCGGCCGGTTGCAGAAGGACTGCTCCGTCCAGGCTTCCCACCCCGCCCCACCTTGCTCGCGATAGGCGTAACCGCAGCGCTGGGGGTCCTGGCCCCGGAAGGCGTGGTCCATGATGAACTCGTCGGTCACAGCTTCTCCTTGTCCTTGCTCGGGTTGCGCAGGCTGTTGCCCACGAGAACCACCATCAAGGCGGCCCACAGGCTCAGCAGCATCAATTGCCAGACAAACTCCCAGCTCACGATTCCCCTCCCGGGTAGTGCACGGCCTTCTCCTCCGTGCTGCGTGCAAGGGGCGGGACTCGAACCCGCGATCTGGCCTGTACCCCGGGGTGCTGTTCCCCGGGGCCATCGGTCCGCTCTGCCGCCGGGGTCAGCTATCACCCGAAACTGAGCGCATCCCTTGCAGGTGCCGGTCTTTCCCGGCTGTCATGGTGCTAGATGAGGCCGTACCCGTGTGCCAGGTAGGCCGCCAGTCCGAGGACCAGACCGGCCGGACCGGCGATGAACGCCAGCATGCCGAACGCAGCGAACTTGCTGTTGCCGCCGCCGCTCGTACCCGAGTCGCCGGAGCTCCCCCGGCCGAAGTCCATCGGACTACGCGGCCCCTCGAGCCAGTCACTGCCCACGGTTACCCCTCCCCAATGCATGTCCCTGAACGCCCTTTGGGTTGGCGTGCGGCTGGGGCTTCCGGTACGGCCCGGTCCCCGGTTCGCCCCACTGCCGGTTGTCGGCCAGGGTCTCCGGCCGACGCTTCCCCAGATAGGTGAGCCAGTGCGTCTTCTCTTTGCTCATGCCCCTATCTAACCGGGTCGTACCACAGAAAGCAACCGGCGAACGACTCCAGTTACAGCTCATCGGCGTCGTAGGGAATCAGGGTGCCGTTGAGGGCGAGGCCCGAGTGCCCGAGGTTCTGGACCATCAGCTCAGCGAGATCGTCGACGACGATACCGCGCGCCAGCTCCGGCACCTTCATGCGCGTCAGCGGTCCCGTGAAGCCAGCGGCCGTCTTCTCTGTCATCGGAGTACCGAGCAGCAGGCCGGGCTCGTAGCCGTACACCACCGGCGCACCCCCGAGCTCCCGGGCTCGCACCCGCAACGCCATGCTCAGGGCCGCCTTCGACGCGCAGTACGCCATGCTCCGGGTGCGCGGGATGCGCGCGCTGTTGCTGCTCACGGCCACGTAGTGCCCCATGCTAGCCACCGGCATCCACGCGTCCAACAGGCGGAGCGGCGCGATGACGTTCGCCTCGAAGTGCGCACGCATCCACCAGCTCACGTCCGCGTCCTCGTGTGCCTCCGGCTGATTGATGCCGACGGTGCACACGACGTGGTGCGGATCGATGCCCTGGAGGATGCCGCGCAGCACCTCGATCTCCGTCACGCTCGAGAGCAGGTTCAGGCGGACATCCTCGCCGGAGATACCGGCCGTGACCACCTGATAGCCCCGCCGACTGGCCACGTTCGCAACTGCTTCTCCGAGACTGTTCGGCCGTGCCCCCACGACCAGCACCCGCTTCTTCACACGGGCCTCCGGGTGACGCTGTGGTCGACGAGGCACCCATCGTTATTGTCGACGGTGCACATGCTGTGCATGACCTCGCCGTCCCGCAAGTTGATGCGCGGCTTGATGTAGACCTGCCGGGCGGCGTCGTTGCCGAGGAAGTACCCGAACTGGCCGTAGGTGCTCTGGCAGCTCTGCGCGTGAATGCAGGCGTTGTCCCGGAGATACTGCACCGCTTCACCGTACGCACCGCGCCACGTCTGCATCCGGTGCGGCCTCTCCTTCTCGCCGGGAAGGAGACCACCCAGTGCACGGCGCTGCGGCTTGAAGCTCAGGTGCGGCACCGGCCAGCTCATGGAGTTCAAGCGGGGAGCTTCGAGCAAGGCTCGGTGCAACGGACTGAAGCCCCCCGTCAGGCGCATCAACTCCAGCCGGAAGAAGACGTGGGGGTTGCTGAAGAAGCGGTACTCCACGGTGTACCGGGTGCCGAACGGATTGGTGAAGACGAGGTCCGTCGCGGTGTTGAACTCCTCCCACCCCGCCTCTCGCAGATACGCGGCGGCGTTCTGCATGTTGGTCTCGGTACGGGTCAGGATGCTGGCCTCGTCGATGACGATGCCACGCGGCAACCGGCCGCTGTAGTAGGCCATCCAGCGGTCGAGGGTCTTGAGGTTGTCGTACATGGTGGCCGAAAGGTCGAACCACAGCGGGCTCGTCTCCTGCGGCACGTTCGGGTTCTGGTCGTACAGGTTCATCATTCCTCCACGGTCAAGACGTGTAGCTCGGTGGCATACAGGGCGCGACGGTACTCCGTGCGCTTGTATCCCCGGACCAGCAACAGATCCCGGTCCGGGTCGATGTCCCAGATGTCCTCCTTGTACTTCTCGTACAGACCACCGTACCGGTGGACCGTGATGACCAGCGGCCCCGTCTCGTCTTCCCCGGTGATGACGACGTAGTTGACGTACTGCGGCTCCTTGACCTTCTTCGGGTCAAGCTCCTCGCCAGTCCGCGAGCGATGCAGCTCGTAGATGTCCTTCAGGTTGCGGTGCACCACCTTCCCCACCCATGTGTGCTCGCCACGAATGGCTTCGTAGGGCACGTCCTCGCTGCGAGAGGAGGGGTAGGGGAGGCCGTACCGCTCGCCGTTCTCGCCGAGCCACCAACGCATCTTGTCGAGCCGCTCCCGCAACACGTTGATGCCAAAGGGATCCCGCTCCGCGCAGAACGCCTTCACGGTCTCCATCGTCTTGGGTCCGATACCCTTGACATTGAGGTAGGTGTCCCAGCTCCCCACCGTGTTGGGCGGCAACGCCTCGCGGTACGCTAGCATCGCGCGGGCAGTGCTCTCGCCGATGCCCCGGACCTGGGTGAAGCCAGCCACGAGAGCATCAGCGCACACCCGCCAGGACAAGTCGCTCAGCTCCGGGTCCGGCGGCACGATCTTGATCCCGGCGGCGGTGGCCTCCTTCAGGATGTCCAGCGTCTTGTCGTTCTTCTTGTCCCCCTTGTACTTGATGAGTGCCGCGCAGTAGAAGGCCAGCGGGTGGTTCACCTTGAGCCACATCGTCCAGTAGGCCAGCATCCCATAGCTGACGCAGTGCGCCGCGTTGAAGGCGTACGCGCCTGCCGTCACGAGCTGCTTCCACACCTTCGCGGCCACAGCTTCCCGCACCCCGCGGGCCGCCGAACCCTCCATGAAGAGCTTCTGCAACCGGTTGAACGCCTGCTCGCCCTGCTTCTTGCTGATCAGCTTCCGAACGTGCGCGGCCTCTTCCCACGTGAAGCCGCCGAGCTCCCGGACCACCCGGAGGATCTGCTCCTGGTACACGATCTGGCCGTTGGTGTGCGCCGTGATCTCCGAGACTACCGGGTGAAGCTTCTCGACGGGCTTCTTGCCGTGCTTCGCCATGATGTACTCAGCCGCAGCGCCAGAGTGCAGCGGACCGGGGCGGGCCAGCGCGTTGATGTCACATATCTCCGCGAAGGTATCAGGCTTGACCTCCCGGTTGACGCTACGCATCGCGCGGCCGTCGAACTGAAAGACGCCGATGACACGGTTGGCGCGAAAAGCCTCGTACACCTTCTCATCGTCCAGCGGTACCGCATACAGCTCTTCCAGGCTCATGCCGATCATCTCGAGAGCTCGGCGAATGAGGCCCATCGTCTTCAAGCCCAGCGCATCGATCTTGAGCACGTTCAGGTACTCGGCGTCGTACTTGTCGATGCTCAGGGCCTCGCCGATTTTCTCACCGCGCGGCTTTTTCTTGTCCGGCTTGTATCGCACGTATACCGCCAGGGCCTCGGTCAGGGCACCGTTGGCCACGACCAGCCCCGCCGCGTGCACGCTGAAGCCTTTCAGGTTGCCCTCGAGGCGTTGCGCGTGCCGAAGGTCCGGGTACCGCTTGAACACCGCATCGACCTTAGGGAAGAGCGCGCGGCTGTCCTCGATGGTCTGGCCGTACCGGAGGTCGCCGGACGAGCGCTCCAGCAACCCGCCCTTCACTTCCTCCACCGCAGAGAGCGGGATGCGGAACACCTTCGCCACTTCTTCGAGACTGTTCTTGCCCCGGTACATCGTGAAGGTTCCGATGTTGCCCACCCGCTCCGCGCCGTACTTCTCCACGAGGTACTCGCGCACCTTGTAGCGCAGCTCGTCGTCGAAGTCCAGGTCCACGTCCGGCAGGTCGTGCCGGTTGATGTCGATGAACCTTTCGAAGATGAGGTTGGGGAACAGCATCGGGTTGACTTCGGTGATGCGCAACAGCCAGCACACGAGGCTCGCCGCCGCCGAACCACGCGCCGGACCCACCGGGATCCCGTTCGTCTTGCTATAGACCACCATGTCGGCGATGACGAGGAAGTAGTCCACGAAACCCTTGTCCACGATGAGCTTCGTCTCGTACCGCAGACGGTCCAGGTACCGACGCCGGTCCTCCCGGTTCAGCGTGTGCAGCCCGCGATACCGCCAGCCACGCCGCAGCCACTCCATCATGACGTCGGCGCTCGGGCGCTCGTCGGGGTACTCGAGGTCCTTCAGCTTGGGGAGCCGGACGTCTACCCGGTCGGCTATCTCCAGCGTTCGGGACAGAGCCCCTCGTGCCTCCCGACGAGTGAGGCCGGTGTCCAGGAGTCCCCGATACATGGTGTCACTGCTCTGGTGCGCCAGGACCAGCCCGTACTCCCAGCTCTGCGACTGCGCCTCGACCGTGTTGCGGGAGCCGCCTCGATCGATGGCGTGCAGAATTGGGTAGATGTCCTGGTCCCGCTCCGTCGGGTAATGCACATCACCCGTTGCGACCAGAGGTATTCCCAGTCGCTGCCCGATGCGCGCAACTGCGCGGTTATACGCTCGCTGACGATCGAGGAGTGGGTGCGCCTGCACCTCCAGATAGTATCGGTCACCGAACACCTCGCGGAACTGTGCAGCGACGCGCGCACCCGCCCGTAAGTCCGCCTGAACCTTGTCCTCTTCACCCTTCCCTCCCATGACCGCTGTGGCCAACCGCCCACCCAGACACCCGGAAAGCACGATGAGATCCTCGTGGTGGTCGGCCAGCATCTCTCCGGTTGCCGTCGGCTTGAAGTGGAAGTTGTCCCAGCTCTTCGTGACCACCGAGTACAGATTGCCCAGTCCGCGCGGACTGGCGGCCAGCACCGTGAGATGATGCTTGGTCTGGCCACGTGCATCACCGGTGTCGCAGTACAGTTCGCACCCGGGGATGAACTTCATCCCAGCCGCATCGGCAGCACGCTCACCCTTCACGTGGCTGCTCACGTTCCCATGCTCGGTGAAGGCGATAGCCGGTTGCCCCAGCTCGGCCGCCGCCTTCACGTGGGCGTCCGGCATGGCGTACCCGTCCCCCGGGCTGAAGGTCGTGTGCCCGTGCAGATTCACGTGCGTCAGAGCCACAGGGTGCCCTCCCGGATCAGTACGCCGATGCGCAGCCAGTAGTCTGCCTCCGGCCAGCATCGAGCACACGAGCTCGACAGGGCATACCACCACGTGCGGCCGAACTCATCGTCGGGCGGATAAGCCCCACGCCCACAGGTGCACGGCGGGAGAAGTGCCAGCATCTTCTTCCTGGCAATGAGAGGCATGTCCCCTACTCGTGCTCGGAGGCGGACGTAGCGCCGATCTGGTGCTGGTACTTCGAGCCGAGAGCCGCGTGACCATACGGACGGACCGCAGGCCAGTCCAGCCGCTCGATGGTCATCTGGCAGATGCGCTCTCCTGCGGAGAGGGCGAGGGGGAAGGAGCCCAGATTCACCAACTCCAGCGTCAGCTCCCCGTCGAAGCCGGGGTCTACCAGCCCGGCGGCATGCACCTGAAGACCGCGTCGCGCCCAGGTACTCCGGCCCTCCACCTGCCCCATGAATGCCCGTCCGAGGCGTACCCGCTCCTGGGTACACCCCAGCACGAACTCCCCGGGGTGCAGTTTGTAGGAGCTGGTGATGAGCCGAGGCTTGCCGGGCGACTGGAAGCTCGTACCGAGGCGTAGGTCCACGGAGCAGGGTTGCCATTGCTGGTCGGTCAACCCCGGCACGAACTCGATGTCTCCCCGCTCGACCAGCTTGCGCAGCGTTCCGTCGCTGAGCTTCATCGCAACCGCCCTCCCGGGGCTTCGAGGACCTTCTTGAACATGTCGAACATCATGGGTTGGTTGGCCTGCTGGTAGATGCCGTATGCCGGGTGATGCAGCGGCAGCATCGGTACCCCGAGCACCGTGTTCCACTCGCCCAGCTTCATGGCGAGCGCCGGGTCTCCGAGATCGTAACCCCGCTCCGGGAGCCGGGCCATGGCACCCTTGGCGTGCTTGCCGAGTACGACGATAGGCGGGTACCCCAGAAGGCGCATCTCTCGGCGCAAGTACGGGATGCTCGCCAGCTTCTCCTCCTCGGTCGGGGGTCGATTGCCCGACCCCACCTTCCCGCGCAGGACCACCGGGCGAATCTTCACCGTGTTGGTGATGAAGATCTCCTCCCGGGAGAGCTTGACGGAGGCCAGGAGCTTGTCGAGGAACCGACCGCTGGCACCGACGAACGGCTTGCGCTGCTTGTCCTCGTGGCTACCCGGTGCTTCGCCCACGAACACCAGCCGAGGGCGTGTGGGGCCGTCACCGGGCACGACGCCGTTGGTGTGCGGGAGCATGTGCGCGAAGGCGGGGTCGTCGGCGTACTCGGCGTACAGCCGGTTCAGCAGCGTACGTCGACCCACTTCGGTTGCTAGGGAGGGGCTCATGTGCCGTCCGCCCCGCACAGGTCACACGTCAGCCGAACGGCCCGCCGACCGCCTTCCCCAAGGATCTCTTCCTTGGGGATCGGGTCGCCCTTCGCGTCGTGCCACGTGTTCTTGTCGTGCTCGCACTGCGCCGCCACAACCCGGTGGCACCTCATGCAGAAGTGCACCTGCATCGAGCCGTTTTCGTTGGACACGTACTCGATGCGTTCGGGAGACCCGTTCTCATGCAGGCGGTGCGCCTCAGGAATCATTGCCACGGCGACCCCACCTCTGGCCCATCCGAAGGTTGGCGACGAAGAACGCGCAGAGCGCAGCCATGTCGTGCAGGGTGTCGAGCGCAGACTCTTGCTCTTCGCTAGCCTCGTCGCCACCCGTACCGAGCCAGGGGTTTTCCCGCCAGAGCATGTTCCGCAAGCGCGCGGTCTTGCTGAGGATGCGGGCCAGGTTGCCCATGTAGCCCTGCTCCTGCCACGCGTTGCCGTAACCCTCGCTCTTCTTGGCGATGAGGGCTCGCACCTCGGCCGAGAAGCTGTCCCACGCCACCAGCGCCGGGGTCTGAGAGTGGTAGATGACCACCGGCTCTTCCCCGCCCTCCGACGGCCTCACCCTCTCCCCGAGAACCTCGATCTTTCTGCCGTGGATGGGGTCCTCGGGAGCCTTCCCGCACAGCATCATGAGCTCGGTGTACGAGCACCCGCTCTCGTTGCCGTCTCCGGGCCTCGTACGAAAGACATGGCTCAACATCACGACCACGCCCAGTACAGCGCTCGGGACACCAGGCCCACGACGCCGATGGCCAGCGCCCAGACGAGGACGTCCACCGCCACGTGCTGCACGAGTCGGTGCCAGTCCGGGTCGGTGAAAAGATCCCACGCAGCCGCCACCCGGTCCTTGACGCGCTGCCAGCGGCTGGGCTTCTGCGGAGGAGGGGCGGGCCAGGGCGTCCTGATCCGGCTGAACGCGGCCGTGACGGCTGCCGGGTCTACCTCCCGGGCCTTCGGCTCCGAGCTCATCTTGCGGTGTCGGGCCGGACCGATGACCGTCCGCCCTTTGTGGTCGGTGCTGACCCGGTACTGACGCCCCTGAATGGTGTCGGTGCGCTGTCCCCGCTGCAACACGAACGCCCGAAAGGTTACGGGCGCGACGTCGATGGTCACTTGCCTCTCCAGTCTGTGAGCCAGCGCCTGAACAGCGCCAGCGTGTCGTCGTGCGTTCTTGCCGCTTCCCACGGCAAGTTGCCGGGGAAAGTTCCCGGACCCTGATAGCCGAGCATCTGCATTTCGTTGTGCGGCCTGACCGCCAGCGCTGTACGCATTCTGAGCCGCACTGCCTGATCACACATGGCGGGAAGGTCGTCCAACACACCCACGATGCGCTCGCGGCCCACCGTGCGTACCAGTTCATGGTACTTGCGTTCGCCCCAGATAATGCCCTGGTAGGAGATTCCATGTCGTTTCAGATTGTGCCGAGTGGCGCTGTCGATGGCGTCGTACGCAAGGTACGGCCGCGTCGTGCAGAGCCAGATGTCAACGCCCCAGAGCCGGAGCTGCTTCGTGAGGGTGGGGGCGTCGGGGTATGGCTGAGGAAGAAGCGGTACCGAACGCTTCAGCTCCCCGCGCCGGTACGCCATCTTGCACTGGCGGTACTTCTCCTTGCTGATGCCGAGAAACTTGTAGAAGGGCATCCGAGCGTCGTACTTCTCGAAGGCGAAGTGCTCCATGTCCAAGTCGAAGTACTGCACGGCGAACTCGGTGAAGTGCGCGTGGTAGTCCACCAGGGTGCCATCGACGTCGAGGGCAATCACCGGCCTCATCGCGGCTTCCTCCACCGCCCGCGCGTCAGCCAGTAGCCGACGTCGATGCGCTCGACCCTCCCTCGGCACCCCGGACCGATGTGCCGCACACCCACCAGACGCAGCCCGGCGTGCCCCGGGAGGAACCACGCAAGGACCACCGGCATGCAGCATGCCAGCGCCCCCGGCGTACCGGGAGTGCCAGTGAACGGCCCGGCGTCGTGGGTGTTCTTCTCCTGCTCCGGGATGCGCTCGACGCGGCTCGCCTGCTCCCACCGACTCTTCATCGCAACTTCTCCGCAACCTCGTTGTACGCGGTGTGCACCAGCACACCCTTCTTCCACGTGCCGTACCGGCCGAGGCGCACCATGCCCGGCCAGCAGTCACAATCGGTGCTCAGCGGCTTCTTGACGGCCGCGACCCCGGGTACCGGCGGCTTCTTAGCCAGCGGCCACTCGAGCGTGCTGTGGCCGAACACGGTAGCCGCGCGGTACCACGCGGTGTCGCGGTTGCCGTTGCACTGCACCGTCATGTCGGGTGCCCGGTAGGGCATGCCACTCGGCGTGAACCCCGGTCCAGCACCATGAGAAGGGTCAACCTTCAGATGAACCTTGCTGCCCATCGCCCACACGTCCTGCGTCTTGAACTCGTGGTCCGGGTTGATGCAGAGGCTGCGCTGCGGGACAGTGCTGAAGACGATGCCGTTGCGGTCGTCGAGCAGCGGGCGGAGCACCGCCGAGTTCACCAACGTGGGGAAGACGAACGGCTCGAAGGTGGCCCAGAGGACCTCGTACGCCTGCCGGAGGTCCCACGCCTCGTGCGTCTGCTCCGGGCCGTACTCGTCGACGCTCGTGTTGCCCGTCCAGTTCTGCCCGTACACCTTCTCGCGGTACCCCTCGTACGGCCCGAGCACCTCGTACCGCACCGTCGCCCCCTCCTGCGGGAGGCCGAGGTCCGGGATGTACTGGTGGAGATACTGGCAGCCGTGCAGCTCGCTCTTCTTGGCCCGACCGAGCGCGTGGTCCGGCATGCTGAAGAGAATAACCTTTGCCCGGGGGTGCACCTCGCGCACCGCATGCGCAGCCAGCAGGGCAGCCGGGCCAGCCCCGAGAATGTAGACGTTCCTCGGTCTACCGAACATCAGCTCTCCAGATCCCTAACGATGCCGATCAGCTCCGGCATCATGTTGATGTACCCCTTGGCACGCCTACGAACCATACCCATGGTCAGCAGGGAAGACACCGCCTGACCGGCCATGTCTTTGTCCATCCCGCCGAACTCCTCGAAGTCGCGGGCTCGGAATTGCGTGTCGTTGATTACCGTCTTCAAGGTGTCCAGGATGCCGTCGTGGCTGACGAGCATCGCCTTGCAGGCGTTGACGTTTTCCTCGGCGGCGGCCCGTGCCCGGAGCTCCTTGCGACTGTGGTCGGCATACCCGAACCACCGACGGCCGTACAGATCGTCCAGGAACTCAACGGCAGCCCGGACGTGCTCCTCTTGCACGAGGACCTTCTGCCCGGTGCCGTCATGGCTGAACAGCCGCGCGGCAATGGCCACCGCGAGGCGAGCCAGCTTCACGCGCACGTTCTCCGGCTGGATGAGTGGTGGGTCGGGAATGTACCGCCTCCCCAGCTCCTCCGCCGCAGTCAGCACTCGGCGCTCGACGCCCTTGCCCCACAGCACCTCCTCGGCCGTCCGACTCCACGCCCACGTCACCAGCGCGCTACTCAGCGCCTGCGTAGCCCTGCGAGGAGCGCGGGGTGGGGTGGCGGCATTGATGACGGTGCTGTTGACGTCGGCTTGCGCGGCCACCATCGCCAAGTCGAACCGCGCGATGTCTTCGGGGTTCGGGATGAGTTTCTGGATGGCGTCGATGGCTCCGTTGTTGTGCTCCCGAATGCTGCGGCCGTCCACCGGGTTGCCCAGCCAGATGGTTCGCGTTCGGGCGAACGTCTCCTGGCTGACGATCTTGCTCACCTGTGCCCGGCCAGAGCTGCGTACCGCGCTCATCTGTTCGATGATGTTCTTGTCCTGCATGCCGGACACCTCGTCAAGGATGACAAGACGCCGGTCTTGGAGCGGGATGGTGCCCCAGGTGATGACCCAGCTATTGCCAATCTGTTGAGCGCCACCGACAAGTCCCGCGAGGGTAGCCCCTTCGCAGCTCTTGAGTACACCACACTGATAGTGGTGCCGCAGTCGCTCTGCCGCTTCACTCTTGCCCGTCCTGGTGTCTCCCATGACCAGTAGCTCGAGCCAACCCTTGCCGAGACGACTACCCCGGAAGGGAAAGTCCAGGACAGAATGCCAGACGAGGTCGTATGCAATGTGCAGTTCGGGTCGTCCGTAAATGTGTGTGACATTGGCAGCCAGGTCCCGAGCCAGCTCGGTGAGCTTATCCATTGGCGTCTGTGCTGGTCCCGGCTGGAAGACATCCTCCAGTGCTCCACGCAGCTCCTCCGTCATGACGAAGCGGTCCAGGCTGGTCTTCGTCTCTTGCATGTCCCAGCTCTGGAAGACCACCTGCCCGTTCTTCGGGTTGGCCGTGCTGACCCCGGTGAGCCGAGCGGTGGTGTTGACCGGCGTGAGCTTCCCCTGCTCCGTCACGTTGAAGATGCGCCGGAGCACCTGCTCGCCTTCACCCTCGTCCGGGTCATCGATGTTCGGTACCACGGCCAGCTCGTCGATGCGCCACTGGTCGTGCAAAGTGAACTCCACCTTCGGGCAGGTGCTCGGGATCTCCAGTGCGCGCAGGACTTCAGCGCCTCGCTTGTCGTCCGGCATGTCCATCATCTTGAGGACCAGCCGGTCGTCAGCCGGGACCTCGTGCTTGTGCTGACCGCCCCACAGGTTCTCCATCGGACATTTGGCGCACTTCGTCTTCTGCCAGTCCATCCCACAGGTCAGCTCGATCCTGCGAGGGAGGGCAGTCGGGGTGGCACTACGACCGGAGATGGTTGCCACCATGCTGATGGGCTTGTCCAGGAGCCCCGGGTCGAAGCTGTTGCGCATGCGCACCTCGGGCACCTCGGTAGCCGTCCGCGCGCGTTCCCGGCTGAGCTTGCGCTCCCGGTACGGCGGTGTGGCTTTCATCAGATCGATGAAGCTCTGGCGTCCGTGCCCCTGGTGCACGAAGTAGTCCGTGACGTCGCTACCCTTGGCCTGCAACGGTAGCTTGATGATGTGGACCGCCTGAGCCGCAACGCGCAGCTCGTTGGCCACCTTGCGCGCGCCGTTCTCTCCACCCTCGTCGACGTCATAGCAGATGTAGACGATCTTGCCTGCAAAGTAGCGGTTCCACTCGCTGAACCACGTGCCCGCTCCGGCCGTAGCTGTCAGGCTCGGGAAGCGGTACTGCCGAAGGATCAGCTTGTCCATCTCACCTTCGGACAGGATGACGCGGCGCTGCGTCAGGGCGTCCAGCCCGTAGAGCGTGGCATCGCCGTACCCGGGCCAGTTGACCATCTTGTTAGCCCGGAGACCCATGCCGTACCGGCGAAGGTTCACCAGTTGCCCCGCCTCGTCACGGACCGGGATGACGAGTCGTTCTCCGTCCCAGCCGATGTCGTACCGGCGCAAGGTGGAGCGTTGGAGGCCACGCTTGACCAGGATCTCTCGCAGGAGGTCTTGCTTGCCCTGGAGGCGGTCCCGCCACTCGGCAACTTCGTCCTCCGTCGGCAGAGCCACCGTGCGCCCCTCGGCCCGTGCGCGCCGCTTGCGGCGAGCCTCCGCCACCTCGTCCTTCGGCTGACGCTGCTCTACCTTGCGCTCGGGCTCGGTGCCCTCCTGGAGGAGTTGCCAGACCTGACTGACGGCGTACCCGCCGCACCGGCTGAAGCACATGAACTTGCCGGTCTTGAAGTTGAAGCTGGCGCTCGGCGTCTTGCTGCTGAGCGGGTCCTCGTGCAAGGGGCAGTACGCGCGGGTCTCCCCGTCCTTCTCTTCCCGCACGAGCCATTGGGTGAACTTGCCCCGCCACCCTTCGCCCCGACGACCCATCCCCTACTCCTTGCCGTATGCATTTGTCTCGTCGCTCCGTAAGCACCGCACGCGGTACTCGGCGTACTCCCTGATGATCCGCTCTTCCGACCAGCCCATCTGCTCCAGCCCGAGCCACAGCAGATGCCGGACCATGTCTCCCGGCTCCCCGCCATGTCGGCCGAGCAAGCACGCCATCGCAAACCGAGCTTCGTGGGACACGTTCGTCTTGATGAACGGCCGCTCGAAGCCAACCGGCGAAAGGGTGTCGTTCGCCATCACCCTCCTCCCTTTACCTACGTACGACCGACCTCTCTTCTCTCTTGAGAATGAGTTCGAGCGTAAGCGTTGCTAGCCGGGCGTTGGTGGCCAGCGCCGATAACGGTACCGCACGCCGGTACATGCCGGTGGTCTTTCTTTGCGTCCTGTTGATCCGCTGGTTTGTACCAGTCGTTGTGTCGTCACTCTCTGGCCGGTGGCTCGGCCCGGCCGGACAAAACAGGAGGCCTCGCGCGCACGTACGCGTATACGCGTGCGCATGAGGCGGTCTTTTTTGCGCCGGGGGTAGTGGGGCTGGCGGGGGAGAACCGGTACTGAGTGGCTGGCACCGACGCAGACGAGTTCTGAGCGGCAACCCTAAGCCGGACACCCTCCCCGCCCTCTCTCCCCGCAGGAGTCATCTGAGGCCCGATGCCGGGGCCTGTGCCAGCGGTGGCCGGAGGGGCGTTACCATCATCGCAAGAGGGGCCGACCGAGTTTCCTCGATCGACCCCTCCGCACGTGGTTCGGGAGACGTACTGTCCTTACTAGGGACCCGGGTCTAGCGACCGTTCGGCGTACTGGCTCTCCCTCGCCATCACAAGGGATGCGACCTCCCCAGCCTTCCGAGGGGGCTCCATTGGTCGCATCCCCGACCAGCTAGCCCCGACGCCGTCGCGTCGTGGTGCTGGCCGCTTTCGCGGGTGCCGGGGCCGCCTTCGCGGCACGGCTCCGTCGGGCACGCGGTGCCGGTTCGGGTTCCGGCTCCGGCTCCGGCTCGCCCTCTTCGTCGTCGGCCTCGTCTTCGTCGAAGCCGGTGTCGAACTCGTCACCCTCGCCCTCGGGCTCCTCTTCGTCGGCCTCGCCGTCCTCGGAACCCTCGTCACCCTCCTGCTCCGCGAGGATCTCCTCGATGAGGGCCGCCTTGTACTTCTCGCCCTTCGGGTCTCGGCGGGGCTTGGCGGGGAGGTCGCCCTTCGGCACCTCGAACTCCTCGACCAAGATCTCCTCGAGTTCGCCGACCCCCATGTCGGAGAGCTCCTCCTCGGTGTACGGCTCGTCGCCGCCGTCCTCCGGATCGTCGAGCTCGGGTTCCGGTGCCACCTTTGGCGCGTCGGTGCCGCCCGGCACGGCCGTCAGCAGCGGGCTGACCTTCCGGATGGAGATGCGGTCGTTGTACTCCTCGGTGCGGAACCGGATGGCCTTGCACTTCTTGAGGAAGTTGGCGACGGCCGTGTCGTTCTCCCAGTCGAGGCTCACGTCGGTCGTCTTGCCGCCCTGGAGCGCACGCAGGATCTCGTGCATCTTCCACTTGAGGTTGCCCTCGAACGGGGCGTACCAGCCGCGGCCCCAGCCCTTGTAGTCGCCCTCGGTGATCTCCACGATGAAGACGACCTGGTCGTCGTCCTTGTCGTAGCGCGCCCGGTTGACGCGGCCGGTGAACCACTTGTTGGGCGGCGGGTCCTCCCCGGTGTACTCCTCCCAGGTCGGTTCCTTGTAGTCGCTGAAACTGACGGTCCTCTTAGCCACTTCTTCTCCTAACTCGCCCGCCGACGTCGCGCCGGTCGGGTTGTCGTGGTGCTGGCCCCGCTAACCTTAGCCAGCAGTGCGGGCATTGTGGGGTTCGTCATGCCGCTCCCAAGCTTAGTGGAACGGTCGCGGGCAACCCATCGGTTGGTGCTCTCCGTGAGCAGTTGGCGAGCCACCTTGCCCTCGTCGTCTCGCACCTTGCGCATGTAGCCCACCATGCCCAACTGAGCGATGAACTTGGCGGCGAGGTCGCCACGCTTACGGCTGCCGAGCGCAGGCATGGCCAGCGTGACCGTCTCCTCCGCGTCTTCATCTTCGCGGTCGATGCGCATGGTGTGCGCGATGTAGAGCACGTTCACCGGTGTTCGGCCCAGGATGCTCAGTTGCTCGTAGAGCTTGGCCCAGACGAGCGGGTAGTCCGCCTTGTTCGGCTGGTACTTACTGGCCCGCTTGACGTCGTCGCTCACGAGCTGCGCCTGCCAGCAGAGCTCCTCGAGCTCGGTGACAGTGTCCGGCATGACCCACTCGTACTCGGCGTGCCCACCGCCCCGGGAGAGCCAGTCCACTGCGTCGCAGAACTCCTGGAACGTGTTGATGCGCAACTCGTCTGCTGCGCTCCCCATCATGCGCGCGCTCTCGGTGCCCTCAACGTCCGTGCTGAGGAACAGCGCCTTAGGTGCCGTACCGGCCAGCACCGTCTTACCGACGTCGCTGCCGCTCTCCCCGTACACGCACCACTTGCGGTACCGGGGCGCTTCGAGGTCCTGCAAGCTGGTGATGGCCTGCGGCCTGCGGACGGCCGGGGAGGGTCTGGCGCTCGCCCCCGAGGATGCCCTCTGCCGTGCTTGTCGAACCGTCACTCGTCTCCCTCCACGATGATGCCACCCTTGGTCTCCATAGCTTCGCGATGGTCGGCGTACGGATCCCGCTTGACCAGCATAGTAGCCGCGTACTCCTGCGCGCGGTCCTTGTCCTGCTCGTCCAGCATGCAGAAGTCGAACAGTGGACACCGGCTACAGTGCTCGCCCGTGTTCTTCATGAGAGGGAGCTTGCCTCGACGCACGGCTTCCATGTGTCGGGCCTCGCCAATCACCTTCTGAGCCTGCCGCACGCGCTCTCCGGGGCCGCGTCGCGTGGTGTAGCGCGCGAAGCTCGGTGCGGGCTGAGTGGTGTACGGCTTGCCCTTGACGTCCAGGCCGAGGGTCTTCGCTTGCAGGGCCAGGCTCTTCAGCGTGTGCTTGTCAAACGGCTTGCCCCCGCTCTCTACGAGACCGGTAGCCTGTGTGATGGCCGCAACGAAGTCGCTCTTCTTGGGCTGTGTGTACTTGATGCCGTCTTCGGCCACCGCCTGTGGCATGGCCTTGCGCGCCATGTTGAACGTGATGCCGTCGATGGCGTCCTTCTTGTTCAGGAGTCCCAGGTGCACCAGCACCTCGGGGGCCACCCACAGATACGAGCCCGGCTGGTCCAGCACCTCGAAGTGCGACCAGTCCCGCAGGAAGCTGGCGCGGGTCTTGTGGTCCACGAGGCGGTACACCCGGTCGAATCTGTCCCAGACGAACAGATCCCACGTCCCGCAGTACACGGCGATCAGTCGACCGCTGGTAGGGTGCCGAACGTCAATCTGGAAGGGCTGTTCCGTGTGGATGACTTGCCACTGCTTGTCTTCGCCCCAGTGCTTGACATAGGCGACCAGCATGGCCTTGCCGAGCTCGATGCCGTCGTGGGCCTCTTCCTGGTCGAGGTCCCCACCCTTCTCGTACACCATCCGGTGCTCTTCGTCACACTTCTCGACGAAGGCGTCGATGACGTCAGCGAGAGAGCCACGCTTGGTCCCCGGCGGGTAACGCTTCTCTTGCGCGTAGTGCCACGCCGTGCCGAACCAGCTCCACGTCGGGACGCGAGGTGTGGTGAGGCCGTTCTGCCAGTGGTGCCACCAATACCACTGGCAATGCTTGAAGTCTCCCCGTTCGCTCGTGCGAATCATAGGGACGTGGAGCTCCGACACGGCAGCCTTCTCTCTGCGTGTGTGGATGAGGGAGCAGGGGAAGCGGGAGGGGCGGTGTGCCCCAGACCCGTGGAAGGAGCCTCCTGACGAAGCCCGCTCCCCCTGCAACGCACCAGACCGTGGGTGCCCCGGCAACAGTCACGGAGGCAGGGCCAGCAGCCCCATCGCTCCCTTACCTGTCTCCTGCTGTTACGTGGCGGGTGCAGGACTTGAACCCGCGACCTCCGGTGACTCCTACTACGGGGAAGGAATAGAAGCCATACCCGGTGCTCTGCCAACTGAGCTAACCCGCCCCGAGGAGCTCGCCGACGCCCTCAGCGAGCTCCCCAGGTCCCTCGTTCTGCCGGACCTCAGAACGGGGACTTGCGACCCGACCGGCGGCTCGTGGCGACGGGGGTTGCCGCTTCCGCCGTCTCGGTCTCGGCCGCGGGGGTGGTCTTGGCCCGACGCGAGCGCGTCGGCTTCGGGGCCGGTTCCGGGGTGGCCTCCGGCTCCGGGGCCGCCTTCGCCCGCGAACGCCGCGACCGGGGCGCGGGGGCCTCCTCGGCGGGGGCCTCCTGCTCGGCGGCGGCCTGCTCACGCTGCGCGCGCCGCTCTTCGCGGGCGGCGGCGGCCTGCTCGCGCTCGGTCTCCTGCTCGGCGAGGGCCTTCTCGTAGGACTCGCTGGCGCGGAACTCCCGCCGGGTGGTCTGCGCGAGGTACACGACCTCCGGGTCGGCGTCGACACCGTACTCGGCCTTCAGCCACGCGGCGTGCGCGAGGGTCAGCGCACTCGGACCCCGCTTCGAACTGGCGGTCTCCTGGACCTCGGGCTCCGGCTCCGGGGCCGGGGCCGGTGCGACCTTGCGGGAACGTGCGGGCATGTTGATCACTTCTCCTTAGCGGGTTTGTTCTTGCGACCTGACCATCATGTCAGGCGATACCGCAGGGCGGTAATGTTTTCTCGGTCTTTCTATCTTCCATTGCGCCGGTGATGCACTCGACTCGGCTTGCCGCTGAACCGAACGCGGGACACCGTGATGTCGTCCTGCGCAGGAGGGGCGGGAGGGAGTTGCTGAGCGCGGCAGAACATCCCACCCATGCGGCACCAGTCGCAGTAGCCGCAGCGCGGTCTCTGCTCGAACGTGACGTCCGTCACCTCGCGTTCGGGCCACTCGGCCTCTGAGCGGGCCTCAGAGCGACGCAGACGTGCCCACCACCGGAGGCCCGCCACGACCCCCAGGTAGGCCGCTGGCGTCGTGAACAGGCCCGCCAGATACGCCGCTGCTAGCGTCATCGGTCTAGCCCTCCGCCGCACCAATAGCCCAGGCAGAAGAAGATCAAGCCCAGCACCAGGATCTCACCTACGCCCATGCGCCGTACACCCCGCTACGCTCGGCCCCGCAGGCACACTTGTCGAGGTGAATGAGACCGTCGGTGATGGTGCACTCGTGCGGTCGATGAGTGTGCCCGGGGCTCGTGTCCGGCAGCGCGCCCGGCATGTACCGCGCCCGGTAGACGGTCGTGTTGCTGAACCGCTGCTTGAGCTCCCACCAGCCGGAGTGCAGTTGCGGGTCGGCGTACCGCCGATGCCCGCGCAGAGCCGAGCCCTGTGCGACCGCGACGAAGCCGAGAACGAACACCGCGAGGGCCAGGAAGATGGTCACTCCGCACCCCCGAGGATGTCGTAGGCGGCCTGCTCGGCGAGAATAGCGCTGGCGTAGTACTGCGCCTGCGTACGCCACCACGACTGAACGCCGAAGGCGTCGGCCAGCTCCAGGTTCTCGTTCTTGAGCTGCACTTTGGCGAAGTCCGTGAGCGGCGGTCGCCTGCTCCGAGCGCGGGAGGCGTCCGTTGCCTCGATACGCTGGTCCAGGGTGTCGTTCAGCCGGTTCCACTTGGCGTCGGCGGCTTCGGCCCGCTCCACGGCATGCCGGAGCCTGCGGCGCAACTGCTGAATGCGTTCTTGGTACTGCATCACTCCTCCTCGTACCGGGCCAGTGTGCGCGCGTAGGCAAGACCACGTCGACCGTCAAGAGCCCGGATCTGGCGGGCGTGGCCCTCACCAACGTTGTAACCGATCTTCTCTTCGATAGTGCCGATGCTCCGGAAGAGATAGTAGACCACCTCGTGCACCCGACTCCGGCGGAAGATGCGCCCGTAGAGCTGCGTGTTGGCCTCCGGCGGGTACATCTCGTCCAGGCAGAACATGGCGTCGGCGGCATCGAGCGTGATGCTGACACCACCGGCCTGCCCGTTGAGCAGGAACACGGTCGGGCCGTTGGGGTCCTCCTGGAACATGTGCATGAGCGCGTCCCGCTTGCCGTCGCTGGTGCTACCGTCCAGCCGCACGAAGTTGCCGTTGCGGTGCGTCGTGGGGTACCCGGCATAGTCCGTCCAGTACCCCTCCTTCAGCAACCGCTCCTCGACGACGTCCAGAAACTCGTTGTACTGACTGGAGATGACGACCTTACGGCCACGCCACTTCTCCAGGATGATGGCTAGCCGGTCCAGCTTGGCGCTCTCGCCGGTGTAGACGACCCGCCCGCCCTCCTTCCGCAGGACGCCGTTGGCAAACTGGCGGCAGCGGGTCATGAAGTCGAGTGTGCCGACAGAGGTGATGATGCCGCCGTCAACAGCGAGCTCACCGTGCTGGGCGAACTCCCGGTACTGCTTCGCCTGTGCGGTGCCCATGTCGCACAGGACCTCGGTGAAGTTCTTCAGTCCGGCATGCTCGGGGCTGACCTCCTCCAGAGTGCGGCGCAGGATGCGCGGGCCGATGCTGTCCCAGAACTTCTTCTCCTGCTCGGCGGAGGCCTCCTGGACACGCTTGACGGTCTTCTTGGCACCGCCACCGCCCTTCACGAAGACCTGATCGTCGACCACCGTGAAGAAGCGCTCGAGCCACGCCCACTTGCTCGAGAACTCATCGGGCCAGACCCAATGCAGGGTGCCGAACATCGCCTCGATACGGCCGCCCTTGCCGAAGGGCGTAGCGCTGACGGCCAGCCGCATGGCACCGGGGGTGTAGACGAGCGCCTTGAGCCCCTCGCTGGTGCTGTTGCCCTTGACGACGTCCATGCTGCCGAGCACCTTCTGGCTCTCGTCAATGATGACGGCATCCCAGTCGAACTCGAAGAGCTGCGGGTACTGGTAGCTGAGGACCTCGGCCACCCGGCCGTACTCCTTGCGCACGTTGGCTCGCAGCATCTCTGCCACGATGACCAGGACGGCGAGGTCTCCCTGCGCCTCCGCGAAGGCTTCGATAGCCGCCGTACGGGGCTTGCGCTTGCCCTGGCAGAGGAACACCGGCACGTCGGGAGCGTGCTGGGCGAACTCCTTGCCCCACACGGCTTTCACACTGACACGCGGGCACACGATGAGAACGTTGCCGGTAACGCCACGCTCGATGAGACCAGCCACAACACCGGCCGTCTTGCCGGTGCCCATCTCGTCAGCGATGACGCCGCCGTCGCGGTACAGATTGGCCATCCACTTGGCCGTGACGCGCTGGTCACCCTTCAGCCATGCGTTGAACTCGGGGTACCGCTGTGGCAGGCGGACCAGCTCGGCGTCCTTCTTCGAAGACAGGGAGACCTGTGCCGCCCTGTCGCGCGCCGCGATGCGGTACCACGCGCTCAGGTCCTTGTGCACCTTGAGCGCCTTGCCCCACTCCTCGCGCATCTGGCGACAGATGTCGGTGCTCAGGGGGTACAGGAACCCGAAGACGCCTTCGTCTCGGTCGGTCAGCTTGCTCGAGAAACGGCTGCCACGTACCGCCTGACGAATGCTGCTCGCCTCGTGGTAGTTCCTCGCGTGCACTTTGAGCAGTAGTTTCTCGCCCGCCTTGTGTGCCTCGAGCCGCATGACCCCTCCCGGGTAGTGGTGTGCCCTCAGCTTATCACTGAGAGCACGCCATCGCGTCTTATCTGATGGTGAAGATGGCGTCCACTCTCACCGTACGAGTGGGGCCAGCCATCAGCTTACCGTGCTGGTCGCGCCCCAAGTACTCCCGGAACCGCACCAGCCGGTTGCCCTCGCGGTCCTCTTCGCCGACGAACACCCACTTGTCGTCCGGGTGCACACGGGCCTCCTGCTCGACCCACCGCTTGTCCTCGGGACCCCAGGTGTCGGGGTCGGTGTGGGTCAAGCGCGCGAGGTCGATCGCCCAGACCACCGTCCGCCCGCGCAGGAGGGCTTCGACCTCCTCGTCCGGCATGTCGCGCGGGATGACGTGGCCCTGGGTGACGAGTTGGATCTTGCGATCCGTGATGGTGCCCACGCTACCCGGGGTGACGGGCTTCGGTCGAGTGCCCTTACGGGGCGCGTGCGTCCGAGGCACGATGCCTCCGTTGGCCTGCGCGTACAGCCTGCGTGCGGTACCAGCGCCGTTCTTGGCCCCCGGCAGCCCCAGGGCTGCACCGATAGCCATCCAGCTCATTCCCTTGCCGTCGCGCATCTCCTTCACCTGTGCCGGGGTGGCCTCCTGCGAAGAGGAGGGTGGGGTGGGGTCGTCCGGGGGCACCCTGCGGCGGTTGACCACCCGTGCGGTGGCCTCCTCGACGATGTGCTCGACCTGCTGGGCAGCCAGCTTGGCGCGCCGCTGGCGTCGCAGCTCGCTCCGGCTCACTTGTCCTCCCACAGGTTCGGTCGGTCAGTGACCTGATCGGCCAGCGGTGCCAGGACCTCGCCCACCGTCACCCACATGCGCTTGCCGCCGACCACGGCGAAGAAGCTAACGGTGTTGGTTCCCGGGTTCAGCTCGGCGTCCCCCACCTCGGTGATCTTGTGGCCCACGTCGCCGCCCAGGTCGTCGGCGTCCTCGGCGTCGTAGTTGGTGACGCCAACTCCGGTGTCCCGTAGGTCGTCGAGGTAGTCGGCCAGCTCCTGTGCGACGTTACCGACGATGTCGTTCATGTCACCCTCCCGGGTAGTGGTTGCTACGTTCACCCTACGTCAGTCGACGAACGGGTGCAAGTCATCGGACCATTCGAGCTCACCGGTGTACGGCTTGGGCTCGTGCATGTCGCCGGGGTTGCGGTCGTACTCGCTCCGCTCGTGCGCGTCGCGCGGCTCGCCGCATGTCTGTGGACCGTCGTAGCCCTCTTCCACCCACGCAATGCACAGGCCGTGGGTATTCTGTGGACCGCTGTCGTACGCGTGGTCTGTGATCACAGTGGGTTTCCCTCCTTGTCAACCTTCACGGCTACGTGTTCGTACTCCGGGTACGTGCTGTTGAGCTGCTTCGCCACGGACCGCGCATTGCTCGCGGTCATCGGCGTCGTACCGATAGACCACAGGCGCAGGCCGTGCCCCGGGACTCGCACTCCTGTCTTCCCCTCCGGCACAGGCCGGGTGGCCACGCGATAGTCCCTAGCGACCGGCACGGAGCCGCCTCCTTGCTGCGCGAGCGCTCTCGGTACGCGTCGGCTTCGGGGGCTGGGCCTCCTCCTGCTCCATCGCCTCCCACCGCTCCGCCGCCTGCGCGCGAACCGCGTCGATGTCCGGACGGTACGGGTTGCAGGCCACCGCGATGCAGTAGGCGACGCCCTGTGCGATGCCGACGTCGTCCTCGGCTTCCTGACCGGTCATCAGGCGCTCGTACACGGTCATGAGCTCCTCCCAGAAGAGCTCGAGCATGGTCTTGCCGCCGCACGTCCCGGGCGCGTTCACGTACGCCGCACGCAGAAGGTCGCTCATGACGTTGGCATGCTCCGGGAGGAGCCAGTCCGTACCGGTCGTGGTGGTCACTTTGCCCACCTGATCACTGGTGGTCGGGCGCATCATGCGCTGCTCGCCCGCCTTCCCCTTGACCTCGACCGCCATGTGACCCCACTCGTAGCGGACCCCCTCCGGCGTCTCCTGTCGGTGAACCACGGTGCTCCGGCTCAAGATCTCGTTCCTTCCCGCCAAGATGATGCACCCACTTTCGTTCTTGAGCCGGATGACACACGCCTCCGGGTCGGCCAGCCAGTTAGTCACCGTACAGCCTCCGCTCCCCGAACTCGTACTCGAAGCAGCCGGAGTGGTAGCTCTCGATCTTCTGCGTCGTGCGGGCCACCCGCTCGTACCGCACACCGACGTCGATCTTGTGCGTGCAGCTCTCGCATCGGCGATGCTCGCTGGTGTTCTTGCGGGTCGTGACGCCCATGATGTCAACGGGACCGCGCGCTGTCGGTTGTGCCATCGGTGCTCACCTCCTGGAACAGTACGTTGGTCGGGTCTGAAAGGGCCGTAGGCTCGTCAGGGTGCGGGAGGGTACCCGCGAGTACCCTCTCGACCTGCTCGGGCGTGTAGCCCCGCATGAGCAGGCCCAGCGCATCGGCTGCACGCCGAGCCTGCTCGTCGGGGTTGGTCACTAGGCACCCCCGATCTGGTTACCACCGGTGCCGCGACCGAGGTCGACGCTGAGCGCCGCACTGCTGCCGCTGGCTCGACCACGCTGGGCGGCCGTGCTGTACGGGTCCCGACCCCTGCGAGGAGCGGCGGGGAGGCGGTGCTCCAGGCAGATGCCGGACTTGGCCTTGTCACACTTCTTGCAGCGCTCCGGCTCGCCAACACTCCCGACAGCCGCTTTGGGACGCATCTCCGGGAAGCGGGTGTAGAACGCCTCGTTGAGCACCTGCTCGCGGTTGCCCAACACCAGCCCGCTTCCGCCGCTCCGCGCCTGACGAAGCCGCGTGGCCATCTTCAGGACGAAGCCGTCGGCGTACGCCTCGCGGAACGCGGCTCCGGTCACTCCACGACCACTGAGCACGGCCTCCTCGCCACGCGCCAGACATTCCGCCTTGTACAGGCGGCCGACACGACCGAGGAAGACCTTGTCGGTCTGACCCCACAAGAGGTCCGCGATACGAATGCGCTCGATACCCGCGCTACGCAGTCGGTAGACGTTCTCCTGGTCGCTGAGGCTGAAGTCCACCTTCGGCTCCAGGCGGTCACCGAACGCCATGCGCATCTTGGTGAAGAGCATCTCGGCGTACTGCACGTCTCCTTCGAAGCCGACACCACGCGCCGTCCATTCGTACTCGCCACTGCTGTTCAGGACCCACTCGCCCTTACTGCGCAGGCCGACGTGCCGGTACACCTCGCCCCAGAGCTGCGCGTAGTGGCTCTGGAACGGACTGCGCCGAGTGACATAGAGGTCGAACGGCACGGGCGAAGGCATGAGCACGCCTTCCGCCAGCGTCTTGCTGCCGAGCAGCTCGTCGATGTCGATGGCGTACTTGGCCATGATGGCTTCGGCCTTGCTCCGATAGGCGTCTGCCGCCCCCGCCCGCTCCTTCGCAGTGGCAGCCAACGTAGCTGCCATCTGGGGGTCGTCGACCTTAGCCGACTGGCGAAGCAGGTCCTGGCTCTCGGTGTCGTACGAGTCGGCGTTGTCGAGCAGCGCGCGAACCTTGGAGAGCATACCGTCGGTGGCGTTCATTGCTTCCCTCCCGGGTAGTGGTAGTACTTGCGTCTCATGTTCGGCATCGATGCCGAGCACGACGGCCAGCCCGTCTACATGAGGCCCACCCGCACGGGCGAGATGGTGCACGCGAGGCGGTGTGTGGTGCGAGCCTTAGCGACCTAGTTTCGGTCGACCGCTTTACTGAGAACACTCTAGCACGCTCCGGGTACCCCGGGGTAGCCCCCGGGGCCTCCGATTACTTGTCGATGCAGACCGGGCCGATGCCGAGCTGCCGGTACTCGCTGGTCAGGACACGCCCGCATCGACCGCACTCACCGATCTCCTGGCCGTACAGCGCCAGGGCTGCACGCGGGTCCTGGGCGATGGTGCTCAGGATGCTGTGACGGGTGCGCGAGTTGCGGATGGGGAAGAGGTCGTCGCTAGCCTGCACGTCGACGAAGAAGATGCCCGGCTTGCGGCCTCGCTTGACCCGGTAGAAGCTGACGTTCCCCTCTCCGTCCCGCAGCGCGTAGCGCCAGCTCTTCGCCTTCCCCTCCTTGTCCTTCGGGGCCACGCCAGGGTAGGGGTCCTGCGAGGGAGCGGGGGTGGTGGCGTCAGCCTTTGCGCGCTGGCCGAGCCACTCCGCGATGGCGTTGACCTCTTCGGGAGTGGTCGGCCGATGGGGGAAAGCCTGGGTCAACTCCGAGAGAGAGACCTTGTACTGCTTGCAGATGGTGCCGAGAGTCCTGACGGCGAGGTCGATGTCGTACGTGGCGTTCATGCTAAGCCTCCCGGCCGAGTGGTGGTGCCTTGCCTTGCTGATGAGAGAACCGTATCACCCGAGTGGGCGACCCCGCAAGGAGCCGCCCCCGGGGGACTCAGCGAACCTCGAAAGCGGTGTTGCCGGAGCAGCGGGCGAGGACGCCGCCGCCGGTGTTGATGGCGTCGTGACCGGCTGCGCGGATGGTCCAGTTGCGGGAGCCGATCAAGCTGAGGGAGCTATCGTCGACTGGGTGCCAGACGCCGTCGATCTTGATCTCGGTGATGCTGCCAGCCTTGAGAGCGGAGTAGATGGCCCGGGGCTTCATCGATGCGTTGTTCATGAGAGCACTCTAACTCATCTCATCGGCGGGCCGCAAGGAACCAATCGAACTCGTCCAGCAGCCAGGGAACTTGCCCTGCCCACGGGTCTACCGCAGGCGGGAGCCATCCCCACACGGGGTCGATCACTTCCCCGCCCCCTTCGCCTTCGCAGCGGCAGCCTTCACGCTGGCCCCCACGCCACCCTTCGGGCCGAGCGGAGCCACACCAGCCCAACCGCCCTTCGGGGCCTTGCCGTTACCGTCGCACTCGTAGTTCCACGCGGTCATCGCAGCGGCAACCTGGGCTTCCGTGCTGACGTTCTTGGTCTCGGTCAGGCTGGCCCAGAAGGCGTTCTTGCAGGCGCGCCGTGCCGCCGGGGTCTGCGGATGGGTATGGCCCCTGTGGTTGAACTGCGGGCGGCGGTTCTTCTTGCTAGCAGCCATGGTGCCCTCCCGGGTAGTTGTGCTTACGAGACGAACTGTAGCAACTCAGCAGGGCCGGTGCAAGACCGGCCCCACGGAGCGCCTACAGATCCCAGTACGGCTCGTCGCGGTCCTGCGCGGCAACCTCGATGTCGTGGCGGGAGCTCGTGCCGTCGAGGTAGTCGAGGTGCACCAACATGTCGCCGTTACCCTGCTCGGTCATCCCCCAGTAGGCGAAATCCTGCTCGTCGAAGCCCACGACCACGGTGCCGTCGGCCGGGCTGTCTTGCAGCTTGTTCGTGCTGATTGTTTCCATGTAACCCTCCCGGGTAGTGGCGGTGCTGATACGAACAACGTACAGACGAATCGACCCCGGCACAAGACCAGGGTCGACCGCCCTACGTGTTACGCCGCGTCAGCAGCTACCCACGCTACCGGTGCCGGTCCCGGCCGAGTTCCAGCCGGGGCCACCGCCACGCATGCGATCCGGGTCCGGCGTGGCTGCCGTGCCCTGGTCGTACGCGCGCCAGCCCTGCGGGCTGTCCGTGCTCGGGATGACGTCGACGGAGTCGAAGTCGTTCACCCCCGCGTAGCCCGCGAAGCTGAACGCCAGACTGTCCGCCGCCGCACTCGGGCTTGCACTCGTGCCGAAGACGCCCGAACCCATGTCACCACACGGCTTCAGATTGGTGCTGGCCACCTCCCAGAAGCTGCGCAGGCTGGCGATTTTCGTGAAGGTGGCACCGATGGCCGTCCACAGGGAGTCCGGCCAGTACCCGATGATGCGGTCCGGGCTGTTCCCCATGTTCTGCTGGATGACCTGCCAGCCCGAACCCTGGTTCTGCCACGCGGGTCGGGAGACCGGCGTACGCTCGATGCGGTACTGGTAGTAGTTCGTCGGCGCACTGCCGCTCGGCGTGGTGGCCAGCGCGGTCCCGCAACCCACGGCCTCGTTCGGGTTGTCCACCCAGCCCGACGTCGGGTACAGCGGGGAGCCGCCGTAGCCGAAGAAGGTGTCGTTGCCCCACGCCGCGCACATCAGGTGCGTGTTGCTGTCCCCGAACAGGGTGTCGTCGACGTCCCATCCGACCTCGACGATGTTCCGACCGCCCGGTGCGTACGGGTCGATCGCAGCCAGCTCCCAGAGCGTGTGGAGGGTGTCGGTCTCCTGCTTCGGCTTGTGCTGACTGGCGAGCACCGCGACCTGTGTGGCCCCGGTGTTCGTGGAGGTGGCGATGTCCTTCTTTCCCTGGACGTAGTGGTAGTTCGTGGCCAGGGCGCTCTTGGCGCGAGCGGACACGCCCACCGGGGGCTTCTTGATGGGTCGGTCGTCCTTGACCGTCTTCCCGGAAGACGCGGCGGTCCAGATGATGTCCCCGTCGGCATACGCCGACTGCGGAGCCAGGAGCGCCAGCGACAACAGGGTCGCGAGTGCGACCGTGACGCGCTTGATCATAGTTCTCCTTTCGCGAGGCGGGCGTGGTGCCCACCTGCCGAACATGCTACGGCACGGGCGCAGCCCCGTGTAGTCGACGTACGCGTCCCAAACGTAAAGGACCCCGCTACCGGGTGGGGTAACGGGGTCTCTCGGCTTACACGCCTTCTGGCGGCGGGTCCTCCACCGGCGGCTCGGGCTCTGGCGGGACCGGTGGCATCTCTTCCCTCGCCCGTAGGTCTAGGAGCGATACGACCAGAGTCTCTTCGTCAGGACGACGGACGGTGGCCTGCCAGCCCTGGCGCGGGACCTTCTTGAGACTCAGGATGCGCACCGGGGAGCCGTCCGGCAGGTACACGTCCTCGTCCATGGCAATGGCTTCTCGTGCCCGAGTGACGTCCACTACAGCCGCCCGGCGGGAAGAAGGAGGATCTGCTCGAGGATGACCTCGGCCTCGGCACCGACCTTAGCCGCGTCCATCTTGTCCTCGCGCTCCCAGCTCAGGCGCACGTCCTTCACCAGACTGCTGATGCGCTTACGTGCGTCGTGCGGGTCGACCCCGTAAGCCATGTGCGCCAGATCGGCCGCACTGACCACGAAGCCGCTCACGCGCCCCTCGTAGAAGTGGGCGTTACGAGCGGCACCCCGGGGATCCTTCACCCCGGTACGGATGGCCCTGGCCACGACGTTCACGAACACGTCGCGCGGGCTGATGTTGTTGACCACGATTCCCCTTTCAGCATCTCGGGGCGAGGCCGCAGCCCCGCCCCTTTCGATGGTACCTTACTCCCCCTCGGTAGCCCCGAACAGCATAGCCTCCAGTTCGTCGGCGTCGGCGTCCTCGAGGGCCTCGGTGATCTCCAGGTCGTTCAGGATGCGCCGGACAGCGGCCACGCTGATGTGCAGCTCGCGGGCGATGCTGCCCATGCTCCGAGGCGTGATGGCCGGGATACCTTCGGTCTCATCGGCCTCCTGGCCCTCCCGCTGCGCCCGAACCCACAGGGCGTGCTCGAGGTCCGTGCCGGTCAGGAAGTGCCGACGCCGCAGCGTGCCGTTGCCGCGCTCGCTGTGCACCTGGGCGGTGCCCTCGCGGAGGGCCTTGACGAGGTCGTTGTTGTCGGCGGCGCTGGTGGCGGTGATGACGATGTTCATGGTTGCTCTCCCGAGCTAGTGGGTGGGGCTTGCTGATGGAAGTAACTCTATCACGCCTGAGTGACCTGGGCAAGGAGCCGTACGAGACGGCTCCCACCCTCCGGACTCAGCGCTCCCAGAACTTGAGGCCCATGTCGCGCACCGCACGCTCGCTGTAGACCTCGAAGCCGCTCTGGTCGAACCAGATGACCTTGACGCAGCGCCCGTCGTTGACGAAGTCCTCAACGCGGCCCCAGCGCTCGGCGCGACGGTCGCTGATCGGAGTGTCGACGTGAGCGAACTGGAAGTCGATGGTGTGCATGGTGCCCTCCCGGGTAGTAGCGGTGCCTTGCTGATAGGACCACAGTATCATCCGAGAGCCGGGGCCGCAAGGACCCCGGCGAACCGTTCTCAGCTGTGGGCGTGGCCGTACTTGGCAGCGCAGCTCTTGCAGGTGACCGAGGTGAGCGGAGCCTCGCCGATGACCGTGAAGGTGGAGATGCCGCAGCGGGTGAGCTGGCCGTGACCCTCGATCATGTGGGTGGCCTTGCCCTTGCCGACCCGGCCGGTGTTGACGGTGGGAACCTTGACGACCGGAGCGGACTTGGCGGCCTTGCGGCAAGCCTTGCGAGCGGCGGGGGTCTGAGCGTGGACGCAGTTGGCCTTGTGGTTGATCATTGCTTTCCCCTTTGCTCGCTTGCCCTTGCTGATGAGAGAACTGTAGCACGTCGTCTCAGACGGTCACAAGGACTTTCTCATGCAGTCTTGGACTTGAGCTGCCGCACGTTGCTGGCCTGCGGCTTCCTGCGAGAGGAGGGGCGGGAGGGGCGGGAGGGGGCCGGACGATACACCATCGAAGCGCGGGCGATGGCCATGAGCACGTCCACCGTGATGGGCATGGCATGCGCGCTCACGGGGTCGGCTCCGCCGAGGGTGAAGATGTGCACGAGGTGCCAGTAGCTCACCCACGCGGCGACCAGGGCCAGGATGCCCAGACCGATCTTCCGGAGGACGGCCATGCGGCCCTTGCAGTGCACGCGCTCGGCCATCTCCAGGGCCAGGAACAGCGCGACCGGCGTCCAGAAGCCGGTGGCCAGCCCGACGAAGGTGTGCTCGCTGGCGTACATGTTGGCCGCAATCGTGGCGGCGGCGGTGGCGTAGAAGGTACCGCCGGACACGCGCTTCGTGGTACGGGCGCGCTGCTGAGCGGCCGTAAGCTTGGTCTTCATTGCGCCTCCCGGCTGAGTGGTAATGCCTTGCTGATGAGAGAACACTATCACTCGTCCGACCGGCAAAGCAAGAGACCCGGCGAGAAAGTCTCAACCGGGTCTCTCTAACGGTGCGCAACCTGCACGGAGGAGAAGGGCTCCACCGCTAGTGTACCGCACCTAGGCGTTGAAGCCCGCCGGAACTCTGGCCTGCTCGGCCGTCCCGCGCATGCTGATGGTCGGCGCGTACCAGCCGATGAGGAGGGCCAGACCGGCTCCTATGATGATGGTCAGGTCGTTGTACTGGAAGCCGTCGGCGAGCACCGTCTGCGCCGCTGCCAAGCTGGCCAGACCACCGTTGATGACGGTCTTGCCGCCTTCCCAGCTCCGGTTGAGCGGCACGATGTAGACCAGGAGCATGTTGAGGAAACCGGTGAGGATGATGCACCACTCCAGGTACCCGTGGATGCGGCCGTCCCCTGTGAGCAGCGGCTCGACCACCGTCCACAGGAAGAAGAGCGCCGCGATGACGGCCTTACCTTTCGTCTGCCACATAGTCTTCCCTACCTTTCTCTAGGCTCCGTCGGGCTCCCAGTTGAGCACGAAAGAGAAGTACCACGCGCCACGTGATGCCGATGAACATCATGGAGAACAGAGAGGCTCGCACCGGGTAGAACCCGGCCGAGATACCGCCGCTGTGAATCACGATGCCGAAATAGACCATGGCCAGGGCCAACGTGCCCATCACGAACATGATGTTGCGGCCGGTGGACGTACGCCACCACGGCGCGAGAACGAGGTACGTCAGCACGAAGATGACGCTGACCACCGCACACGCGTAGAAGACCCAGTCTCCGTATTCTTTCCAGCTCAATTGGTGGCTCTCCATTCCTGATCGAACATTCGAGCCAAGTGGTTGCGCTCGTGTACCCGCCCCCACCTCGCTCGCAGCCCCCTCAGCATACTCGCCCCCTCTTCCGCCCGCTCGGCTGCCTGTTCGACGTCCTCCCGCGCAGCGAGCGCATCCTGGAGTTGTTGCTGGACCTTCGCGCTCTCCTTCTTTCGGAGCCTCACGTCTCATCCCTTCGCATTCGTCGGATGCGCTCCTCCGACTGCCAGTCCTGCATACGTTCCATCGCTTTCAGGACGGCCTCGTTACCGCTTGCGATGGGTTGCAGCTCGTCGATGATGGCTTTGAGAGCCTCGATGCTTCGTTGCTCGCCTCCCTGCCACACGGAGATGACCTCGTCTTTGGCGGCGAGGAGCTTCTCCACTTGACCCCGGGTGTAGAGCCGATCGGTCGCGAAAGCCCAGATGGCGATGAGGGCGATGCCTACCCATCCCAGGTCGGCGAGCCACGAGATGATGCCCTCGTAACCGCTGGGGACGGGCTCCGATTCCCCCGCTAAGAACATGACCCCTCCTTACTTGATGTACGTGATGACCAGTTGAGGGGTTGAAAACCCGCTGCCGACGCCAGCCGCGTACCCGTAGTAGTCTCGACTACTGCTCGGGGCTTCGATGGCTAACCCCTTAGCCGTCCCGGCCCGCAGGCGCTGCCCGAACTCGATGCTCAGGGGGATCGTCCGCACCTCCGACTGCTCGAAGTGCTCGCTGATGACCCTGCGAAGAGGAAGGGCGGTGGAGGCGGGCCATGTCGCGGGTTCCGACGTCAGCGTATGCATACCGAAGAATACCTCGACGCCACTCGCCCAGTAGCTGTTGATGGTCTGCAAGCGAAGTTCGACCTTCTGAATGGTCGAGCTCGCCAGAGCAGCCGCGATGGCCGTAGCGTTGAAGCCGATGAGGCTCCGCTGCGTGCCGTAGCTCGAGCCGTCGTTCCCGAAGACCAGGAACTGCTCGCCTCGGCCGTCTGTACGGGGTGCCCCGCTACCCTGGTACGTCTGGCTCCAGGTGGCCGTGAAGTAGTCCGTGCGGGAGTACGGGGTGGCCGGTTTCGCGGGTGCTGCGGGTGCTGCTGGTACGGCTGGTGGGCTGGAGATGTCTGAGCGCATCGGGTAGTGCACGTACACGTAGCCGAGGCCATCCCAGTAGCGACCCCGGAGCCGACCGTCAGGACGCATCCACAGGTTCGTCGGATCTGTCTCCGGGGGATCGCTCTGGTAGACCGGCACCACGAACGACGTCGGGAGCATCTTGGAGATCTCTTCCCGGATGGCCTTGAGCAGGCGAGCCTCCTCGCTCGTGCTGCGGCTGAACTCCGTCACTAGACGCTCCCCTCGTCGTCAACCTCTGGCAGCTCATCGTCGCTCAGGTCTACCGTCAACTTCATCACCTGCTGGTCAGGGAAGATGTCTCGCTGAATGATGCGCACCTTCTCGTAGCTGAGGTCCAGCCATCGGTCATGCACCTCGAGCGCACAGCGGTCCCCGACGGCGTAACTGTAGGCGTGCGGGCTGTTCATGCTCACAGTGAACTGAAGCATGTCAAGCGCCTTGCTGTAGAAGCGTCGCTCTGCTCGAGCATGGCTGGCCAGGACCAAATCGTCCGAAACCCCTTGCCAGCTCGTCACCTTGTCGAAGCGCATGGCCGCGTCGTTGTCGAGGGCGGGGTCTTCATCCTTGGCGTAGGGCTGCATCTCGCTGTTCGGTCCGTCCCCGAGAGCCCACTGCCGGGTGACGTACTCCTCGCTGCTCTCCTCGGGCGGCTCGTACGTCAGGATGTTCCCGGTAGTGCCATAGGAGAAGGAGAGCCCCTGGACGACAGAACCACGCTGCGGGTAGTACGGGCGAAAGACGAGCTGAGGCCCCGCCCCCTCGTCCTGCGCAGCAATGTCCCACTCGAAGCCCCGATCCCGATTGGCAAGGCTGTCCATCCACGAACCGAGGGTCCGGAACTTGGCACCGCTGACGAAGAGGTCTCTTTCGATACCGCTCGGCGTGTAGGGCTCTACGGCGATGAACGGCACCCCGGAGCCGTAGAACTCCCCAACCTGATACTCGATGAGCCACGCGGCTATCTCGAGCTGCTCAGTACCCTCCCACTCCCAGTCGTTCCCCACCGGGTCGTTGTCGAAAGGAGCCACGATGAAGCGGTACAGCCAGGTTCGCCATTCGGCAGCCGTGATGGTGAGCTCGTTCGTGGCGGGATCCCACTTACGCTTCACAATGAACCCAGACCAGGGCTGCACGCCGTTGTCGGCCGTGACGATGATCGAGTTGTTCTGACGAACAGCGCTCCGGATGAGGTCCCGCTGGTCCTTGTCATCTGGGATGACGACCTTCGCCTCGAAGGTGCCGCTGCCGTTCACAGCCTCGATCCACTTGGGCTCTTTCAGAACAAGTTCAGCCAGAAAGATCTCAGCGATCTGGTCGTAGAACGAGTAGGTGAACCGGACCATTCTCTCCCCTTCGCGAGTCGGGGAGGCAGCCGAAGCCACCTCCCCCTCAGTGTACCCGTTCCGCAGGCGGTTAGCCCTGCGGCGGCGGGGAGGCGAGGGCGGCCAGAGCCGCCTCGATGCGGTCCGCCGTCTCGCGAAGAGCACGCACGTCGTCCTCCAGGCGCTCGAGGCGAGACTGTGCCGAGATGGACTCCGTGTCCCCGTCGTCGTCGACGTCGGCACTGCCTCCGGCGACCAGGGCCTCGAAGTCGTAGGTGACCATCTGTGCGACGCTCATGCCGAGCGTGCCGCCCCAGCCTCGGTCGGCGACGCGCTGAAGGGCCAGCGGACGCTTGACGAACAGGCCGTCAGCCACCCGCTCCGGCAGCGAGCGGTAGAGGCCGCTGGCCGGGTTGCTCAGGTCCTGGTGGAGCTTCAGCGCGGTGGCGTCCGCGATCTCTTCTGCGGTAGGCATGTCTTCCTCCAGTAGGCCCCAGGGGCGGGTGTCAGATTCCTCCGCGCTGGTGTAGCGGGCGGAGAAGTGCGCGTGCTTGTCGTGCGGGTTCTGGCCGGTGTATTCGCGGGCAGTCCAGCCCCACGATCGGGACCAGATGAGTCCGTTCCAGATGACGTTCTGGAGCCGGTCGTCCTGGCCGGTGCGATGCCGGGTGACGATGATGCCCACGGCCTTCGTCATGGACCAACCGGACTTGTTCAGATCCTTGTCCACGTCGATCGCGTGGACCTCGTTGACGTTGTCCGCGTCCTCGTACGGTGTCGCCCCGGTCTCGTCCGGGTTGTGGTCCGACGAGGAGGAGGCGTGTGCGGCGTCACCGATGGACCCGTCGCTGCCTTTGTCGCGAGTCGGAGCCAGCTCGTTGAACTCTTCACGCAGACTGGTCAGGCTCGGAACCAGGATCCAACTCGCCATCGCCACCCTCCTCTTCTGTCTCGTCCCACGGGTCCGGCATCGGCTCTCCGGCGTCGTCCTCGGGGACCTCTCCGGCGTTGCACTCCGGCATGGTGCCCTCCTTCCTGTTACCCCACAGCTTACGCCGCTTCGTAGGTGATGTTCCAGGCAAAGTAGTCGTTGACGGCCCAGGTGAACGGGTGCGTGGAGTCCGTCAGGTTGTCCGCCGTACGGAAGGACATCTGGGACTGGCTCACGTCGGCGTTGATGAGGCAGGTGCCGCTCGCGTGCGCGCCGCTGGCGTCCCGGTAGTAAGTGCTTCCCACGTGCGGCAGAGCGCCCGGCGTCGTGACGTTGGCCGCGTTCACGGGCAGCGTGGTGCTCCACCCGCCGGTTCCGAAGTTCACGGACGCCGAACCGAACTGGAGCTTGCCCCGGTAGTGCACCATCTTGCCGACCTGCTTGTAGCGAGCCACACCGAAGCCGCCGGTTCCGAGCGAGGGGCTGCCGCTGGCCGTCAGGAAGGAAGGCGTGAAGCTCGTCCAGGCGCTGTTGATGGTGTTGTCGTACCAGTTCTTCAGCGTCAAGTCGTTGGCCCGCTGGAAGTCTGCGTAGGCCCGGAGGTCGGCGATGGTGGTGGCCGTCATGACGGTGTTCCCGGGGCTGATGGTTACGTTGGCCACTCGCCACCACGCGCCCGGCCGGTAGAAGTCCCCGCCAGCTTCGAACTCGACGTCCGGGATGGCCGTCGGGCTCCCGGCGGGAGTGCCCTGACACACCTCCCACAGGGCACCGTTGGCGCTGGCGTCCGTGCCGTACTGCTTGTCGATGACGCGCAGCAAGAGGCTGTCGATACGCGGCTGGCCGCTAGCGCCCGGCCACGCCACAACGTCGCCTCCGGTGCTCCAGACGAAGTAGCTGCCCTGACTGGAACTCTCGCTACCCGCGATGGCTGCCCATCCTTCGGCTATGCCCATCGTCAAGGCAGCGCCGCTCGGCGTGAGCTGAAAGTCCGAGGTCGACTTCATGTAGCCCTTGCCACCAGCCGTCACCGCCTTCAGCTGATTACGGAACAGCTCGACCGGGTGGTTGTACCCACTCTGGCCGATGTAGCCGGGAACCACTTGCAGAACCATCTCTCACTCCCATGCGCTCTCGGCAGTTACGGTCACTGTCGTACTGGCGTTGAAGTCGGCGTAGAGCCGAATGTCGTTGTCGCCGGGCTGAAGAGCGAACCAATCCCCGCTCTTCTTGCCCACGTAGGGGAAGCCGTTCAGATACACGATCTGGCGGGCGAAGTCGAGGGTCAATGTCTCGGACGGCCCGAGACCGGTGTCGAACCAGAGCTCCTCGTCCGTCGTGTCGTTCCGCAGCCGCCACCCACCATCGCTCAGGGGGCCGGTGATTACTGCGGAGAAGGAGCGGGAGGGCGCGGTGCCGTGGTTGATGATACCCGCCGTGGTGTCCGTGGACCCGGCAGCCACCGTCGTGAAGGACAGCGGGAACGTCACCGGGAACGACATGCCGGTCTCGCTGACGCCTGCCGTGCCCGCGCTGTCCATCTCCTGCGAGACGCTGTACTTGAAGGGGTCTGCGCAGACCAAAGTGGTCTGCCACCGGAAGCCGTTCTCCACAGCGTCCCACTCGGTCTCCAGAGCGCCACTGCGCCGGTACCAGACGTACTTCGGCACCGCCTCGTACCGCACCATCTTCAGGAGCTTGTCGCGCGGGAAGGCGTCCCGCGCCAGAGCGTCATGGAGCAGCTCGGCGTTCTCCTCGTCAACCCCGAGCCCCCATCCACCGACTACGAGGTACCGAGCGCGCACGGGGAACACGGCACCGAGCTCCATGCCGTCCCGCATCAGCCCGAGATCGGTGGCCACGACGTCCGGCTCCGGGCTGTTCTTCCAGCCGTCGAGGACGTCAATGCCGCAGCTCACTGCTCCGGGTGGCAGGCTCGAGGGGTCATTGAAGGTCAGGCTTCCCGCTTCGACGCGTTGCTTGTGAATCGTCGGCATCATGCCTCCTGGCTAGGCGGGGGTGTCGTGGCCACCGCGATGGTGCCCGTTCGGAACATCAGGCTCATCCGGCTAGCCCCGTAGTTGGCCACCTGCCGAGCGCTCATCCCCGGCAGAGCGTTCACCGTCTGGTTGACGACGACCCCAGAGGCAGCCGGTGCGGCCAAGCTGGCTCCGTCCCCGCCGCGCGGCACGTACGGGCTCGTTGCCCCGAGGTTCACTGTAGGCATCATGGCGCTGGTCGCGAGCTTGTTAGCGGCCTGCCCTACCTGCTTCCGCAGGCTCGTGATGCCGTTGATGAGTCCCTGGCTGATGAACCGGCCGAGGGCGAAGAACACGCGCGAGGGGCTCTTGATTTTCAGGGCCTTCTTGATGTTGGCGGCGAGACCAGCGGCGATCTTAGCCATCTGCTTGTCGATGGCCTTCTGCTGACTCTGCAAGCCCTTCACGAGGCCCTGTGCCGCCCGCACACCGGCCCCGTAGAGCGCGTCGGCCACGTTCTTGCCCACGCTGCCAGCCGCCGTGTTCAACTGGCCCTGCAAGACGTTGAGCTGCTTGATGTCCGCGTCGCTGGCGTTGGCAAGCGCCTTTGCCATCGCGCCACCGTCAACCGCACCCGCGCTGGCAAGCTGACTCAGGAAGTTCTGATTGAGACCACGCTTGCTCAGCTTCGCCATGTCGCTGGCGAACTGCTTGGCAACGGCCACCGCCTTCGTCAGACGAGCCTTGAGCCTCTCGATGCTGATGAAGTTCTCACCCGGCTGAACGAGCGAGAAGCTGTCCAGCACCTTCGCTCGGGCATCTGCGGCCGTCTTGTTGTACGCGTCCTGCACGCTCTTCAGGTTGGCCTGTGCGGTCTTCAGGCGCGCTGTCACGCTGTTGCCCTGCGCGACCAGCTTCTGCAGAGCCCGGTTGGCATTGGCGATGCCGTTGATGAGCGCGTTGCGCTTCCCGCGACCGATAGCCCCCGCGCTGTACGCATCGCGGACCAGATTGGCAACCTTATTCGCTGCCGCCTGAACCTGCTTCGCCGTACCGAGCAGGCCGTTGACCAGACCCTGATTGACGAACCGGCCGAGGACCTCCATGACGCGGGACGGGGACTTGATGCGCAGAGTGCTCTTCACGCCTGCAATAACCTGCCTGCCGACACTCGCTGCGGCGCTCACCGCTGCTCCGACGGCACCCCGGATCCCGTTGGCCAGACCGAGAACCGCGTCCCGGCCTGCCCCGACAAGCGCGCTCCCGAGGTTACCCACGGCGCTCCTGATGCGGCCAGCGATGCCTCGCGCCAAGCTGACGGCTGAGTTGATGCCACTGCTGATGGCGCTCCGGAACGCATTCATGGCACCGACCGCCGCACTGCGAAGGAGGCCGGGGAGGGCGGCGATGGCCGAACGGATGCGCCCCGGGGCCGTCTTCACGAAGCCGACGACGGCCGATACGCCGCTCGCGAACGCGCTCCGTGCCGCGTTCCAGGCGCTGGTCGCGATGGACTTGAGCGTGCTGATGAGTGAGCTGATGGCGCTCGCCACCCGCCCCGGCAAGTTGGCCGCGAAGCTGACGAGGAGCCCGATGCCCGCGCCGAAGGCGAAAGCCGCGTTGCTGACGGCGCTCTTGATGAGGTTGAGCAATGTCCCCGGCAGTGCAGCCAGTGCACTCCCGATCCGCCCGGGGAGCGCGGTGAACCACGCCACGAGAGCCGCCCCCACACTCACCACGAGGTTGTACGCGGCCTGGAAGGCACCGACGACTTGCGAGCGGAAGTTGATGAAGGCCGAGACAGCACTGGCCACCATACCGACGACGGCCGCACCGAAGGTGGCCAGCCACGCGGCCACCCGCAGGCCGATGGTGAGCATCGTGACGAAGCCCTCTGCCATTGCCACGATGACGGGGGTGAGCTGAACGAGCAGCCCGATGACTTGGGGGAGGACGGGGAGAATGGCGCTCGCGAAGGCTTGCGCCGTCTGCACGATGACAGGAGCCAGCGGAGCGAAGGCTTGTGCCAGTTGGGCCCCGAGTGCAGCGGCCTGCGGCAGCGCCTGCGTGATGAGCGAGCTGAGCACCGGTTGCAACGCCTGCAACGCCTGCAAGAAGGCGTCGCCGAGGATGGCCACCACTGGCCCGAACTCGCTCGCCAGCGCGCTCACGCCGCTACCGATGAGCGTGGCCAGGATCGCCACGAAGCGGGCCAGCGACGGCAGGAGCGGAGCCACCGCACTGAGCAGGTCTCCGATAGCCCCCGCCAGCGGACCGAAGGCCGGAGCCAACTGCTGGACCGCCTGAAGCAGGACCGGACCGATCTCCGTGGCCAGTTGCTTCAGCACCGGTGCCAGCGCACCACCGAGGGCCGTGACCAGCGTCCCGAACACCGGCGCGAGCTGCCGGGCCACCGTCAGGAGGGCACCGAACACTTCGCGCAGGAGGGCACTACCCTCGGCGCTGTTCAGGAAGCGCGCCACTTGGCCGGTCAGCTCTTCGAGGGTGTTGAGCAGACCCCCACCCGTCGCTTCCGCAGCCCCGAAGACGCTCCCGAGGATCCTCCCGACGTTGCTGATGATCCCGCGAAGGGAGCTCAGGGTGGCGATGGCTTGGTCGATCCATCCTTCGAGCTGTCCGCTGTTCGCGATGTCGCTCATCCACGCGCCGAAGCGTTGTGCCGCACCGCCGACAGCGTTCGACAGCCTCTCCATGAGACTCGAACCCACGAGCCCGACGGAGCGCAGGCCCTCGAGGACCGGGAGGATGGCCGGTCGGAGGTTGTCGATGCTGTTGCGGAACGTCTCTACAGAGTTCCTCACGAACTCGATGGTCTGCGAGCTCGTCGCGAACCCGGCCACCGTCTTTGCCACCCCGGCGAACTGGGTGGCCAGCGACTGGACCACCGGGGAAAGTTGCCCGATAGCACTCTGGACGGAGGGGAAGAGAGATTGCAGGTTGTTGCTGAAGAAGGCTTGCTGAATGCCCTGCTGGAAGGCGCGCAGTCCCGGCACGAGGTCGCTCTTGAAGGACTTGGCAAACGCCTGCGCACTCGGGGCGAGCTTCTTCAGCGCCTCGTTGAACTTCTCCGTGTCCTTCGGGGCGGTGGAAAAGGCCGCCTTCATGACGTCATCGAAACCGGCTAGCGCAGCCTTCGCGACCCCGACTCCCGCACCCACGCCCACGAACAGGGCGGGAAGTCCGGCCGCGAGACTCCCGACACTGGCGAGAGCGGGCACCATGCCAAGGATCTGCACGGTAGCCGCCCCCGCCTGCACTCCGGCACTCGTGAGACCGAGGGCTAGGGCGGTAATGCCAGCACCCTTGCCGAGAGACTTGCCAAGCTTGCCGAGATTGGTGCTCAGCTTCTTGACCGGGTCGTCGGCTCGCTTGGCCTTGCGACCGAGGTCTTCGACATCGTCTTTGGCTGCACGGACGGCACGCGCTCCGTCGTAGTCGATCTCAATCTTTCCATGGGCCGTGCCGAGATCGTAGCTCACGACTACCTCCGGTTGGGGTCGGCATATCTCCGCTGGCTAGGGATCCAACGGCGCAGCACCTGCATCTGCTTACGCTCGGCAGCTTCGGGGCTCCTGGCGTCCGAGGCGGCCTCTGCCATCGCAGCATCGAAGGCCATCCCCCACCGAGCCACCGCACTGTCCAGGGCATAGGCCGCGAACGGGGTCGACACGTGAAACGTCTCGCTCGGCTTCTCCCCATACGCCTTCACGCGCGCCCACGCCTCGGCCAGCATGTCCGGACTACTGACGAAAGTTGTCGAAGTCAGCCGCCGGAGCCACCACCCGATTCATGATGGCGATGCGCTCCTGCCACGGGATGCTGTCGACGTATATGACGCCGGACACTCGCGCCTCCCCCTCGGCAGGCAGAGGTGCGATGCTGGGCTCGACAACGACCAGCGGGACGATGTGGTTCACGAGGCGCAACAGCTCGGACATGTCCACCGTCTCCGGGTCCACAGCGGGCGAAGGCGGTTGCCCCTCGGCCTTACGGACCTGCTCCTCGGCGAGACCCGGCAACCGGGTCAGCTTGTCCAGAAGCCCCTCGGCGGCGAGCTTGTCGATGGGCAGATCCCGCAGACGGCACAGGTGATTGTACGGAGCGGGGGTCCTGAAGTCGAAGCCGTCCTGCGCCTGCTGCCACGCCCGGCCGGTGTCGGCGTAGCTCTGCGGAGGAGTGGGGGAGGGGGAGGTCTGTTCGAAGGGCTTGATGAACCCTTCTTCGCGCGCCCGTGCGAACTCCTCCGCGCTCATGGCGGACACTTCTTGCATGGTGTACTGCTGCGGCATCTCTGTGCTCTCCTTGTGGTGTAAGGGATCCCCGCACGGCACCGAGATGCTAACGGCCTCTCGATACTCGAGCGGGGGTCCCGAACGAACTTACGACAGCGCTGCGCTGGTCTCCTTGGCCCGCATGCTCCAGACCTTGTTGACGTCCGCCACCGTCAGGGTGCCGATGCCGGTGCCCTCCGCGTGGCTGACCCAGAACTCACCGTCGGTGTGCGAGCCGCTGACGGTGTTGGCCTTCGCTCGGTGAATGATGGTCTCGTTGTCGCCGCCGGACTCGCTCATCGCCTGACCGGCGAGGTAGAAGTCCGGGTAGCTCTCGCCGTCGAGACGCACCCAGCTCTTGATGACGTTGGGGGTGACGCCGCTGCTGGACACCGTCCCACCCGCGATCACCGTCATTGCCTCGAACGAGATGCCGCCCGCGTCGAGCGACCACTCGACAGCGTTGACCGTGGTGCGCTGAGCCTTGATGACGTCGTCGCCCCGCAGCTCCTGCGTACTGGTGGTCTCCTCGAACTCGAGCGTCTGTGCGGCCGGGAGATCCACCAGGGTCCCCTTGACACCGGCGGCGTCGAGCGTGGCCACCTTGATGTCTCGCAGACCGTACGGCATGCGATGAACAGCGAGTGCCATGCTTACTCCTTCCTAGTCGGTAGCTCTCGGTACCGCTTCGTCCCGAGGAACTCGCCCGTTGTACTGTTGAAGCGGTGGAGAACCACCACCCCCGGCCCCGCGCCGCAGTGCTTGCTCCGGCACTTGACCTCGATGCCCTGCGGAACCAGTTCAGCGAACTTGAGACCGCTCGGGCATCGGAGCTCTAGATGTCGACCCGCTTGAACATCGGGTCTGCCGCCAGCCGGTCCGCCACCTCCGTGGGGAGGGAGCTCTCCGGCACCAGGAAGCGACCGTTGCTGCCCTTCCGCCACACGACCTCCTTCGTGCCGAGGTCCAGGTCCCAGGCGTCCTTGATGTCCTTCCGGGTGATGGTGTGCGTTCCAGCCGACCCGTAGAACTCGGTGCCGTGCGGCTCCTGTCCGACGAACTCGATGTACGAGGTCTTGCCGGAGTCTTCGGCCATGGCTGCCTCGTCGGCGGCGACCGCCGGGTCGGCCTCCGGAAGCACATCTTTGCGGTCGCTCACAGGTCCACTCCAATCACTTGCCAGCTCGTGAAGCTGTAGTTGGTCTTGTAGGTATCGTCTTCCTGGTCTCCCCCGCTGCCCAGAAAGTCGCACTGCGTGATGCGGCCGTCAACCCCGACGAGGTCGACAACAGACTTGAGAGCCGCTGTGGCGGCTCGATTGAACGTGTCTATGTTGGCGTAGCTGCCCCGGGTATCGTGGACGTCTAGACGCAACTGGCGGCCGAAGCCAACGGCCAGCGGTACCGGTGCCAACCACCGCAGCACCGCGAACGGCTTAACGGGGACGTCCACGACGCTCCCGGCCTGATACCAGCGCGAGACTGGCACCACCGCGAGGAGCGGAGCCTGCGCCACCAGGAACTGATACATGGTCTTTCGCATCAGCTCATCCTGTCGATCAGGCGTGACATCTTCTTCATCACCCTCGGCCCCCAGTGCCCCAGAGCCGGAAGGATGATAGGATAGGCTCCCGTCGTCGAGAGGCCGCTGGCGCTCAGCGTCGTCTTCTTGCTGTGCTTGGTGGGCAGCTCGAGGTAGATGCCGTAGTCCACGCTATGTCCGAGGATGATGGCGATACGGTTAACGCCCTTCTGGGCACGAGCGAAGAGGCCGTTGCGAGCATTCGTCGTGCGGTCTGTCCAGGGGGCGTTGTGCTTCATCCACGCCTCGGTCTTCGGGGCGTAGAAGCTGGCAACGGCCAGCGCTGCCCGCTCGACCTTATTGTCGAACTTACCGATCTTATGGTCCATCCCACCGAGGGTGAACCTAAACCCCCGCGCCAAGATAAGCCACCTCCGCCTTGACCTCGTACTGGCGGTTCTCGTACACGAAGACGACCTGATACCGAGACCCGTTCAGAACGAACTCGTCCCATCGCTCGATGTCCGCCGTGTGCCTGCCGACCAGCGTGTAGGTGGGGACCACCTGCTCTCCGTCGGCCGTCATGCGCGGGCTCCCGCCGTCCTGCCGAGGCTGGAACCGGAGCAACTGAACGGTTACCGGCACCGGGGGCTGAGTGACCTGACCACCCGCACCATCGCTGATCCGTTCGCTACGGAACAGCGTGAGAGGCTCAGCGTCGGCCGCCACGAACGCGTTCGTGAGGGCACGCTGGGCAGCCAGTTCGACGGAGGGGATGGCCATCAGCTGAAGCCTCTCCGAAGCCGAACGATGGTAGTGCTGTCCACGTCCGAGGTACCGCCGTCGAGACTGCCGAAGTGCTGAGACATGCTGAGAGCCTGCTTGTGCAGATCGCTCAGATTACGACTGGACCCACTCTCGCTCACGTTCACCAGAGTCGCGAAGGTTGCCGCCTTCGTCGTCCAGATGCTCGCCGCGACAGTGTTGAGGGTGTCACCCGCATCGATGAGGGAAGACAGCTTCTCGTCGGTCCAGCCATTGCTCTCGTCCGGCTCAGCGATCAAGCCGCGCAGTTCAGAAACCTCGACGGCGGTGGCCATGGGTCAGGCCCCCTCGGACTTCTGGAGCTCCTCGTCGTCGGCCCGCAGGCGCTCGACGAGCTCGCTCCGGGTGCCAGTCCGACGCAGCTCGGCACCGTCCTCGTTCCGCCGGTCGATCTCGGCCTGGAGCGACTGCACCGTCCACTTCTTCGTGTCGTCGTAGTCGTCCGACGGCTCCGGCGCACCCTCCGGCTTCTCGCCGTTCACCGGGGTGTTGTCGGTGAAGCCGAGACCGGCGGCCTGCTCACCGAGGCTCCCGGCCCGCGCCCGGTTCTCGTTGTCCTCTTCGATCTGCTCCTGCTCGAGCCGAGCGAGCTCGTTCTGGGACTCGGCGATGCCCGATCGGAGGACGTCCATGCGCTCCGAACGAGACATGCGGGCGTCCTTCGCGGCCTTGCCGTGCTCCTCGTCGTTCCTGGCGATCTGCTGACCGATGGTCAGACCGTTGCTGCCGCTGGGCATGTCGAGACGCTGCTCGGCCCAGGTACGGTCCTCGTCGCTCAGCGGCTTGGACCAGTCGATCTCCCGCGCCATGGTGGCTCCTTTCTGCGGAAGGGGAGGGTGGGGAGGCGTTACCCGGCGACTGCGTGAGTGCAGCCTCCCCACCCTCAGCTTCAGGCGTACGTGCTCGGGATGGTGTAGCTGCCGCTCGCCGTGATCTGCATCACGTACGTCGCGCCCCGGTGTCGCACGCCGGTGCCGAAACCGCGCTGCCAGTAGGAGTCCTGGAGCGGGTAGTCGGGGTCCCGACCCTTGACCATCCGCATGCCCCGCAGCTCCGGTCGCGCGTGCTCGCGGAAGCCGATCGGGGCCGCGACCGACTCCTGGCCGCCGGTTGCCGTGGTGACCACGTAGCCGGGGACGAAGTAGTCGTTCTCGAGGATGAGGCCGTCGCCGTACTGGCCGAGGACCTTGAAGCCCCGGTACGTCGCACCGGGCTGCGGAACGCCGTTCTGGTTCGTCGAGAGCTGCACCGGGAGCAGCCACTGCGGGGTGCCCTGCGCCGGGATGAAGTCCCAGCGCGCGGTCCCGCCGTTGACGGTGCTCTTGAAGGTGCGAATCGTTGCCGACTCCTGCTTGTTCACGAGATGCAGGATCTGGTAGCCGTTGGCGTTGCTGTAGCCGTGAGCCGCCAGATCGTCCTGGGCCTCGTCGAGGTCACCGCTGGTGATGGTGGCCGCGCCGCTCGTGACGTAGTGGTTGTGCGAGCTGGTGAACGTGTTGACGCCGTACGACGGCGGCGTGGTGCCGTCGTTGTTGTAGAACGTGTAGACGTTGTACGCGCTGCCGTTGATGTCGGCCGTGCGGTTGGTGTTCCGGTACAGCGTCCGCATGATCTCGTTGAAGACCAGGCGGTTGTCCGCCTCGAGGATCGTGTCGAAGACGCTGCGGATCTGGTCGTCGCTCGCCTCGGCGAGGTACTTCCAGGTGTACCGGGCACCGGTGTCGTACCAGTCGAACGCGAAGCCGAGCTGGAAGTACCCGACGCCGGTCCGCACCGCGACCGGCACACCGAACTCCGACGCCTTCTCGAAGTTGGCGCTGGAGCCGACCTGTGGGATGGTCACGATGGGCTCGGTCACGGTGTACGTGAGCAAGTCCACCAGCGGCTGGCGTCCGGCGTTCAGACGCGCCAAGACGGCCTGGAACTCCCGCCACAGGGCGTTGGTGTCCACCCCGTTGGTGGTCGCCCGAATGACGTCGCCCTCGGTGTGGAAACCGGTGGGCTGGCTCGAGCCGTAGGGAAGGACGTCCAGGCCCAGCTCGCGCCGGAAGCCCTTGTCGGCCAGGAGGTTGAAGGCCCCCTTGACCTTGCGCGCCGGGTCCACCATCTGGCCCGGGAGGAACAGCCGCTCTCGCGTCGGAAGAGTCATGATGGTCATGTCAGGCCGTCCCGATGACGTCGCCGGTCACGTTGCAGCGGACGATCATGCGAGACGCCTCGACCGTCCACCCGACCTTGGGGTTGGTGTTGGTGGTGTTGACGCCGTCACCGCTGGACGGCATGTAGTACGCCGTGCCCGCCGCGAGGCCCGTCAGCTCGACGATCTCGCCGTCCTGCATGACGTCCACGATGTCGTTCGCGTTGAGCAGCTTCGTCAGGCACACCACGCCCACGAAACCACTCTGCCCGGCCGTCCCCTTGACGACCTTGCCGCTGGCGTTCAGGCTGACACCCACCACCTTGTTCAGGTCGGCCTGGAGCCAGTTGGCGTTCAGCGGCGCGCGAAACCCACCGGTGAGCGGCTCGTACTTGTCGTACCTCGCCACGCGAGATCTCCCTTCTGCTACTTGTTGAGGAACCGGCCGTACCGACCGAGGTCGGGCTCGTCCGCCTTCCTCTGCTTCGTCTTGCCACCCACCGGGGCTCCGGTGCGCACGGGCGGCTTGTCGTCTTGATCAGTGCTGCTCTTGACGAGATAGGAGTGGGCCTTCGCCATCTCCTTCAGCTTGGTCGCCAGCACGCGGCCGTCGACCTTGCCTTCCACGACCACCCCGTCGAGATAGCCCTTACGCTCGGCGAGCGCAAGAGCGTCGCCGGGATCGTGCCACTCGAGGTCCGTCTCCGCCGTCAGGAAAGCGTTCTGCAACTGGAGGTCCGCGATGGTACGCGCGTCCGCCTCCCGCTGCTTCTCGAGCTCAGTGACCTTCTCCGTGGCCCTCGTGAGCTCGTCCTTCTGGGCATCGTCCAGCTCCTTCAGGCGAGCTTCGGCCTCGTTGCGCTTCTTGTCGGCAGCACTGAGCTGCCGTTGCAGCGCAAGGAAGTCCGCCCGACTGACGGTCTCCTCTTTGGCACTGCCGCCGTCGTTCCCGCCCTCCCCGGTCTCGTCTTCCTCATCCTCGTCCGGCTCTCCGTCCGGCTCTCCGGTGGGCTGACTGGCTCCGAAGACCGGGTAAATGTCCATGCCGTGCCACGTGAACAGTGGCTCGAGCACGGTTCCGGCCTTGCGGGGCAGGGAGTTCGGCTTCAGCGGGTCGTTCTGGGTCTTCGTCATTGCAGTCGCCTAACTGTGTGGGGTTTCGGGCCGCACTGTGCCCGGACCGCGCCGCTCTGTGCGCTCGCTAATGGAAGCATACCGCAGGCCGCCGAGTGCCCATCTAGCAATCCTAGGCAGCCGACGGCCTGCTCTTCAGTGGAGATTAATGGCCCGCCACCGGAACGGCCACGTCGCGTCAGCGTAGATTTTCGCCGCTGCGTTCCCGCTTCCCTTCTGCGCCATTCCGAAGACGACGTTGCCACCGTCCAGATCGCCCGGCTGCACCGTGAAGCCGAAGACGATGGTAGAACCGCGGAAGGTCACGTTGGTACTCGGGTAGATCGAAGGGTCTCCATCGGGGCTCGGCGAGCCGGTGTTCGTGGACCCGTAGCGCACGGCCACGCCACCCACCAGGACACACGCCTCCCAGAAGTCCGAGACGCCGGTGTTGTTCAGCATGCAGGACACGACGAGCTCAACCTCGTCTCCTGCGGAAGCGGGGAGGGCCAGGGTGAGGCCGGACACCGGCGTGAAGGACGCATGGTTCGCCGCCGGGAAGTCCCCGCTGGTCACCACCGCCCGCACAACCGTCGGAGCCTGCGCAGCCGGAGCGGCCTCCAGGTCCTCAACCCGGGCATCAAGTTCGTCCAGGGCGGTGTCCAGCCCACCAACCATGGTGGTCAGCCCGTCGAGGGAACCCTGGAGCCCTGTGACGTCCGCCACGACGTGCGTGTGTGCGCTCGGCGGGAAGGTGGCAGGCTTGCCCGTCACGTCCGCCCACGCCACCGAACCCGCGCTCAGCTCCGGCAGATACTCCTCCGGCACGAGGCCGCCCACCAGCCCCGGCACCCGCGACCCGATGTCGCTGACGTCGAGGTAGTCCACCGCCTGTTCCTGCGGTGCCTGCCCCGTGATGAGCAGGTCCGCGAGGTCGTACGGGCCAGCCGCCTTCGGCAGGCTCAGCGCGCCCTTGAGCACCGACCCCTCGCTGTAGATGCGGACGCCGTACTGGAAGGGCGTCCACTGCGGGTCGTCGGTCGCCGGGAGCTGGACGGTGAACTCTCCAGCGCTGTCTACCGTCGCCGAGATGATGCGCGGCCGATAGACCATGTCGTCGGTGGGGCCAATGAGCCACACCGGGATCGTGAAGCTCACCGTGCTCCCGGGGTCCACACTCCCCGTCAAGGTCTGGAGGGTGAGCCCCTCGGGAAACGTTGCCATCTCTACTCCTCCGGCTCTAGAACGGGTTCTGGCGGCATCCCGGACAGTAGCCGGTACGCGTCCTCAACGCTCATGCCTTCTTCTTCGGGCGGTGTGACATCGACGAATACAGGGTCGTTGTCGGGGTCCGTCAGTGGGCTTGGTTCCTTCTTGCCTTGCGGCATGGTCACTCCTTACCGGGCCAGTTGACAACGCGCATGCGTACGACCCATGTGCCGTTCTCTCTGCGGACGTTCAGCACCTTGTATTCCATCCCCGCCTGCAACAGCATCTCGTTCTCGTGCGGGTACTTGGAGATGGGTGCCACGTACGCCATCGGGGTGCCGACCGGACACTCGATCTCCAGCCGGGCCGCTCCGCCGAAGGCAGCCTGCCCACCGGCGCTCGTGCTCAGAAAGCCCTCGTCCTTGAAGGTCTTCCCGGTAATGCCCCACATCAAGTTCTGATTCGGCTCTCTATTTCTGATGCCGAGACTGGTGAACTGCCCGAGGCCGGTTCCCCGCCGAACCAGAATGGGCTCTGTTGTCGGACGCATGCCGTCCTTTGCACCCTCGATGGCGTTCTTGCCCCGCTGGTCAATGGCCTTGCCCTCCCGCAAGTGCCCGTTCATTTCGACGAAGGCGCTCCCGGTGTAGTACTTCAGGTCCCTCTTCTCGCGGTCGGTCCAGGGCTTGGCACTCAGCCACGTTCGACTGATGCGGACAGCCTTGTCAAGTTCCCACGGCTGATACTGCGTGCTGTCCGCCGGGAGGGGAGGCTGATTGTCCTCCATCTCCTTGGCGGCCTTAGCAACCTCCTCCGCCTTCTTGGCTGCTTCGACCTGCTTCTTGATGTACGAAGTGCCCTCGGGAGTGGTGAGCCATGTGGCCACCTTTTTCTCGAAGAGCTTGGCGTTGTCCGCGTTGAACTTGAGGGCACCCTGCTCGTCAATGGACCGCAGAAGCTGCAACAGGGTCACGTTCTTGCTGTGACCAAAGAACTTCATCTGCTTCTGCACGGCGAGGAGGGCTTCGTAGATCTCCCCCTCCGAGCTGGACAGATACGCTTTGGCACCCTGGGCCTTGAACTTCTGGTAGTAGAGAGCCTTGACGTTGTCCGGGATGCCGGAGATGTCTCCGGACTCCTGCGCCTCCGCCACTACACGCTTCGGGGCAGGTTTGCCGGTGTCGACAGGCGGCTTGCCGGTTGCTGGCGTCGGCGTCGGCGTGTACCCGGCGTCTGCTTTGGCCTCCACGTCCTTCTTCTTGTCGGCCAACGTCTTGGCAACGCCACTCTTCTTCAGCGTGTCCGCCTTCTGCGTGAAGGCTCCCTGCTTGGCCAACTGCTTCTTCAGCACGCTGAGCTTCTTGCCGCTACCGAGATAGTTGGCAATGTGCTGCTTGGCCGCGAGCTCCCCCACCCCCGTCTTCGCAGCGATGGCGTCGTAGATGGCCTTGTCGAAGTCCGGGTTTTTCGTGTAGAGCGTCCAGCCCTTCGTATTGCTGGCTACGATCTCGTCCTTGCGCATGATGTACTGCGCCGCAAGGTCCTCGTCGCTGTAGACCTTGCTCGGGTTCTTGTTCACCGCGCCCTGGACAACGGCCTTGACCTCCTCCGCGAGCTTCGGCGTGGCGGTCGTCGGAACACCGTTCGGCTGCGGGTCCTTGGCGGGGGTACTGGTGTGCACCGCAGTGTTGAGTGGGGCGGCAGGAGAAGCTTTGGTCTTCTGCGGCTTGCCCTCCGGCACGGTGTAATTGCCGCTCATCACCTTCTTCTTCAGTGCACTGAGCTTGGCACCAGTGGCCTTGTACGCGTCGATCTTCCCCTTGACCTCTGCCGAGGTGTACCCCGTCTTGTCGCCGATGGCCTGATAGACCAACGCGTCCAGCTCCGCATTCGCCCCCTTGACGTTGAGCCCCTTCTCCTTGGCAAGGTCGTCCTTGATCTTGACGAACATGGCGGACACGTCTTCGTTGCTCATGCTGCCGACGCTCGCACTACCGGGGTTCACCGGTGACTTCTCGGTCGCCGCAGCTATCTGCGAGGAGAGGGCGGGGGCGGGTGCCTCCGTCTTCGGGGTTGCCTTTGGGGTCGTCTTCTTCTTGTCCGGGAGATACCACTGGCCGTCCTTCACGAGGGTGGCCACTTGGTAACTGGTCTTCCACACGGCCGGACCGTTATCTGTCAGGGTGTAGTGCTCGAACCAGTCGGCCCCCACGTTGTAAACGATGTAGTCCCCCGCCGCATTGACGGCAAGCGGCGTCCCCGGTTCCCCGATCGACATCGGGTTTATCGTCGCTTTGCTGATGTACGAGGCATCGATAGGCACGGGCTCCGGCTTCGGTGCAGCACTGACCGACTGCGGGATGGCCACCGTGCTCTTGCCGTCGTTGATGATATCGATGGCGTACTCGGCGTCGGAGCTGCCGTTGAAAGTGCCCTTGCCGTTCTTGCCGTATGCCTTGTGCCACAGGGAGTTGTTCTGCACGTAGAAGAACCCCCGGCTGCCGTCAGTGTTGCTGTACGTGAGAACCTTGGTGCCCTTGGGTATCTCGCCTTTCTCCATCTTGGCAACGATGACACCCAGCTCCCCCAGGAGCTTGCTCTTGTTGAACTGGGCTTCGGTCTGCTTGCTGCCGGTGTCCCCCACGGCCTGCTGCTGAACGCCGAAGGTAACCGAGCACGTTTCCTCGCTCTCTCCGCTGTACGGGTTGACGAAGTTCACGGGCATGGCAGCCCCTCCACTCCGGCTCCGTACATCTTCTTGTCGAGGTGGTAGTTGTACTCGCCCGCCAGGAAGCGCTCTTCGAACTCGTCCTCGTCGATGGTCTCCGCCGTCAAGTAGCAGAAACAGTTGGGATGAGATCTCGGCCGGTGACCGACGGGGTATACACCGTGCCCCAGGTCATGAAGATCCTGCTGGGCGTAGGTGTTGCACTCGTCTGGCTGAGGGTGGGTGCGACTGAGGTTCCAGCGCATGCCTCTGACCCACGGCTCGTCCTGGTAGCGCTGCTCCTGGCTGGTCTTGTAGGCATTGTTGATCTCCGTTCGGGCCAGTCGATGCGCGGCGTAGCTCACACCCCCGCGCACGTCCGGGCGGATCATGTCCTTGACGCTTTTGGCGATGGTCTTGGCGTTGTTGCCGAGGAGCAGACCCTGGCTCACCTTGCGATCGACTAGACCCATGGCCAGCGCCTGCGCCTTGTAGACGCTCCGCGCCAGCGGGATGCCGTTCGCTGCCTTCGCCAGCAGTGCCGGGAGCCCCTGTTTGGCCGTCGCGAGGTTGGCCGCTCGTAGATGCGGCATGTCGAGGCCGTACTGGGCGAGCCATGCCCACAGCGGCCCCTCTGCGGCCACCGCAGCCTTGAGGGCCGCCGCCTCTACCCCCGAACGTATCGAGCGCCCCAGATCGCCCCACAGAGCCGATTGCACCGCCCGCAGCTCCTTGCGCACCAGGGCCAGTTGCGCCGCTTTGATGCTGGCACCAGTGGTGTGCTTCTCGATGAGCTTGGGGAGCAGGCGGTCGATCTCGTCCGCGCCGTCCCGCAGCATCTGGTTCAGCTCGGCGACGGTGAGGTTGCTCTGCGCGATGACATCCAGCAGCGGTTGGCGTGGGTCGTACGCAGGCTGCGCCATCACTCCTCCTGCTGCTCGTCCAGCATCTCCGCACAGACCTCGATGAGCCCCTTGACCCGATGCATGGGAACCCCGTTAATGCCCGGGATGATGTTGACGTACTGCGTCTTGCCCTGCTCGCTGAGATTGGTCACCTCGCACATCACGTGCCAGTCGCCCAGGATGGCTTCAGAGCCCAAATACCCAGCCGACTCCAGTGCGTCCGTGATGGCGCGTTGCAGAGCGGCCTCCGCCGCCTGGGCGTCCATCACTCCTCCGGCGGGGTGTTGAGACCGCTACCGCCGTTGACCTCGTTGGTGGTGCGGTCCACCGCCGGGTCGCCACCCTCCGCCGCCGCCAGCGCCACCTTCTCGGCGAGTAGGAGCTCGGCCTCCGCCGGGTCGAACTCGAAGCCCACCGCCGCCAGCGCCTTGCGCGCACTCGCCGCGCTGACGAGGTTGGCCACGTATAGCGTGGACCAGAGGTCGACGGCTTCCTTGCGGTTCACCGGCAACTTCTCACCGAGCATCGGAACGACCTCCACATCCTGGAACGCCGGGATGCCATCCCCGGGGTCCAGCAACGCCCACCCCTGCGCGAGGTCGTAGAACATCTGGGCATGGACGTCGGTGATGATCTGGTCCTTGATGGCGGCCTTCGCCAGCGTCGGGCCGAGCCGCAGTCGGAGGGCCACCCCGCTCTCGGCTTCGGTGACCTCCATCCGCCCGCGCGCCGCATCCGTCGCACCGGTAGCGTCGCCCATGTACCCCTCGAGGCGAGCGAAGTGGTCGGTGTACGGCTGGACGTCCGTCACGCCCTCCACCCGACGCAGCCCCTTGGCGTTCTGCAAGATGACGCCGGGGAAGATGAAGGCCGGGACGACCTCACCCGCCTCGTTGCGCATGGTGGTCGTCTCGTCGGTAGCGAACACCCCGATACCCATCAGCGCCAGCGCGAGGTCCTCGTCGGTCACGCCCTGGTTCATGGCTGCCTGCAACGTGAGCAGGCCGCGCATCTCACTACTGCCGAAGTCGAGACCGTTGCCGCCGTTGGGAATGTGGTAGACGGGAATGGCCGGAACCTGGGGAGGGAGCGGGGTCGGGGGGATGACGACGCGCAGCGGGCTCTTCTCCGGGTCGAACCACTCCTCCTGCTTCCACACCTCGAGACTGCTGAGGATGGCACCCGGCTGCGACACCCGGTCATACGTCTGCACCCGCGCCACGATCTCGTCCCCCTCCGGGAAGAGCTCGACCAGCTTGACCACCCCGAGGCGGTTGGGGTCCGGGTTGGGGACCTCGTACCCCGGCGGGAGCTCATCCTCGAAGTACGGGAAGTAGCTCGAAGGGTCGACCGTGTGCAGACTGATGCGCGCCCCCGGGGGCTTCTCCGGGTCGTAGGTGATGTGCCAGAGCATGTCCCCCTTGATGAGCAGGTTGTCCCGCTTGGCAGCGTTGTACCGGCTGGCGAAGCGCTCCCGCGCGAAGAGCTTGCCAAACCACTGCTTCGCAGCGACCTGTGTCTCCGGGGTGCCGATCTCCGGGTTGACCGCGAAGGTCAGGCCCGGACCGACGTACCGGTCCATCGTGTCAACGACCACCCGGGCACTCGGCACGTACAGCGGGCTGTCGGCGGCGTCCAGTCCCCGGTTCATGATCTTCTTGACGCCGACGTGGCTCCAGAAGACCTCCTCGTACACCCCGTAGGCGGCGACTCGGGACTGATGCTGCGCGGGCACCCACGCCGGTCGGGTGTTCACCCACTGCTCGGCATCGCTCCACTGGCTGAACGGAATGGGCTGGCTCACAGCTCCACCAAACCCTTCTCCGTGACGGCAACGTGCTTAGCCTGCGCGATGCCGCTCGGGTGCACGTAATGGCTGATAGGCCCCTCGTCGGCAGTGTCCACGACGACCTCTCGGTATCCCTCTTCGTCAGGCAGGTCGACCAGTACGGTGATCTTACCGTTGTCGCCAGCCTCCTTGAGTAGCCAGACGCCCCGGACGGCGATGGGTTGCTGTGGCACGGCTCTCTCCCTCATTGTCACGGCTCCACGGCACGGAAGCTGTGCCTAGCCTACCGTCTGGCCCGACGGCCCCGGCGTCCCGCTTGATACGCGCTGGTGATGGTGGCTCCACCGTCGTCCTGCGCCCACCCGTACCCGGCGAAGAAGCGTCCGAGGGCCTCCGGGACGTGGTTGTCCTTGTCCTCCGGGTGCTCCGGCCCCTTGCCCGCGTTCTTGCGCCGCTCCGGCCACTTGTAGGCGTCCATCTCGTACCGGCCGTAGGTGCAGCTTCGGTCGAAACGCAGCCAAGGCACCCGTTCCGGGTGACCCCAGGGCAGGTGCGGGTTGCGGTACTGGAGCTTCTTCTCGATACCCTTCAGACGCTTCTTCAGCTCGCCGCCCGTCCCGCCGATGGAGGGTACCTTCCACTTGTCCTCGAGGGTTCGGGTGGCCCCGGGGTCCGCCGGGTCCGGGTAGAGCCCCTTGGCGAAGCGCAAGAGGTTGTTCAGGCGCGGGTCCTTCAGCACGTCATCCGCGAACTCGCTGTCCGTACGGTGTGTCCGGTAGTACTCCGCGATGACGTGGCATTGTCCGTGCGGACCGGGCTGGATGAACAACGCCACGTTCGGATCGGTGTAGCCGTAGTCGGTGGCGATGTAGAGCGGCCAGTCCGGGTTGTGCGGCAAGTCGGCGACGTGATACTCCTCGTCCCATGCCTTGAAGACCCGGCCGACGTGCTCGCTGAAGCTGGCCTCGACCTCCTGCGCGAAGCTCTCCGGCGTCAGGTCCCGCGCCATGGCCACGATCTCTGGATCGACGTGCAGCCGGAGCAGCTCCTCTGGGTCGTAGTCGCTGCGCTCCAGCACCTCCTTCATGACGGCCACGTCTTCCCGCGTGGTGCGCTGCCGGAACACGTGCGTGTTGACCCAACTGGGATGCCGCCAGCTCGCCCACTCCGGGTCACCGCCCGGCTGACCCGCCTTGTAGATGTCGTAGAACCAGTTCTTGCCCTCGGGCGTGGTGTTCCATACGCTCTCGCCGACGAAGTCCGCCAGCGTCGGCCGGATGAAGCGCTGCCAGACGCTCTCCTTGAGCTTGGCAGCCTCGCTCATGATGACCCCGTGCAGTCCCTCGCCGACGAGACTCTCGGGGTGCGCGCCGCTCTTCGCGTGCAGGATGAAGGTGCCTTCCCACAGACTGACGCTCATGTTGCCCTTGGGATCGTAGTACGTCCCCGGCTTGTCGAACGGCATTCCCTTGCGCCGACAGTCGTTGTAGAAGACGCGGAACTCCTTCTCGCTGTCCGTGTAGTTCGGGCCCACGATCCAGTACTCGGCCCGCACGCCGATGCTGTCCAGGGTGGGCTTCATCGCCCGCGCTGCCAGACACCAGGGCATCAGCTCCCGCCCGCCACTCACACTCTTGCCGGTCCGTCGTCCGGCCACGTTGACCCGATGGCGCGCCGGGCTCTCGTGCACCTTGCGCTGCGCCACGTTCGGCCGGTAGTTCAGCTCCTTCCAAAGCTTCTCCTTGCTGATGTTCAGCACCTTGGTCACAGCAGGATCACCTCTTCCCGTTGCAGGTCACCGGGAGCGTGACACAGGTAGCTCTGGTACCAGAGGTCATCCTTACCACCGGCCAGACTGAAAATGACGTAGTGCGCGCCGAGGAACCACGCGGACTCCTGGTCCACCACGCTCGGCTCCGGCATCGTCTCCGGGTGGCTGTGGTAGATGACCAGAAGCCCGCTGTCCGTGCGGTCCATGTCCCGGAACAGCGCCATGGTCTGCCCCCGGCTCCAAGAGTAGTTCTGACGTGGGTCGCGCGCACCATTGCGCATCGGCACCACTCGGTACTTCCAGTGACCGGGAGCCGGACCACGGGCCATGAGCACCGCACCCGTCGCCTCATCGGGATACTCCCGCGCCACGTGCGCGTGCATCTCCTTGACGACCCACTCCGGTATCTCCAGCATTGCCCCTCCTCCATAGCTCGACCCCGCGCCCGGTTACCTAGGTCTGCCTGCCGCGTACGCAGGGCGTGCCGGATGCCGAGGGCGGGGTCGAGGGTTCGGCTGGCGTCGTAGCCTTCACTTTGCAGGACCGCTGTCAGGTCCCAGCCGAACGTCAGCAGTGCCCGCGCTTCTTGCGCAGGCCGTTCGAGATCTTGGCTGCCTTGGTCTTGCTGTAGCCCTTGCGCTTGAGCGCCTCATAGACGCGCGGACACTTAATGCTGTTGTCACCACGGGGCATGCCGCTCACCTCCGCAGCCAGTTTACCCCGATTCACCCGCCAACGCGTCCAGCGCCTCCTTGACGTCCTCCGGCGAGAAGCGGCGGTGGCCACCCGGCGTCTTGATGCTGCCGATGCGCCCGGCCTTCGCCCACCGCGTGACGGTCTTCGGGTGCACGCGGAAGATCTTCGCGAGGTCCTCCGGCGTCATCAGCTTAGGCAGGTCTGCTCGAACCATCACTCCCCCTCGTTGTGCGGGTAGATCGGCGCACCGAAGCCGTCGTACCCGACCGGGTCGCTGTGATGCAGATGGTGGTCGTGCTTCTCGGTCGCCCGCATGATGCGCTCGACGCGAAGGCTGGCAGGACCCATGGCGACCTCGTCGAACCGCCGAGTGAACGGCAGGACACCGAGCTGCCCGAGCTGAGCCTGTACGGCCTGCGAGAGCGGTGGGGGTGGGGCGAGCTGCCGTTCGGGGGTCTTGACGCGGCAGCGTCGGGATGCGGGCCGACCGGTCAGGCGCGCCAGCGCACGCCGGAGCCAGCCTCCGCGCCGGTACACGCTCACCGCTTCTGCTGCCGGACGAACATGCAGTCGCCCTCGAGGCGCAGGAGCTTGTCCTTGCCCGTGAGCCGGACCACGATGATCTGGTCTCCCTCGGCGTTGCCGTTCTGGATGAGATCGTCGAACGTGCCGTCGACGCTGCGGTGCCGCTCCCAGTAGCAGTGCCCGCCGCTCACCGCCGCACCCTTGTACGTGCCGACCTTCGCCTCGCTGGGGACCAGCCAGTCACCGGCGAGGAACGCCTGCTGCTTGATCTGCGCGGCGTGCCGTTCGGCGGTCGTGGGTTCCGTCGACTCGGTGGCCGGGGCCGGGGAGCTCCCGAGCGCCGACCCGAGATCCCGGACACCCTGGTCATCATTGCCGCCCGCACCGCAGGCCAGAACCATCAGGGCCGCGACCAGGACGGCCACGAACCAACCAAGCTTCTTCATCAGTGCCTCTCTTTCAACGAAGTGGTCAAGCAGGCACCAGTGTGCATGATCAATCGGTCTCAGGGGTAGCCCGTGTCTCTTCCAGTGCGATAGAGGACGAAGACCGTCACGGCCCCGCACGCCAGGAAGAAGGCGAAGACCAGCCATACCCGCCAGTTGCGCCAGGGGTCCATCAGTCCTCCGTGGCAGACCTGTCGGCGTAGCCACGGTACCGGCGCGCCAGATGCTCCGGCATGTCGCCCTGGTCCGCCTGCACGTTGACCACGAGCTGCTCCCAGGGCTGCTCCTGCGCGATGCGCACGTCCTTGGGGATGCCGCCGAAGACACGCTCCATGGCGTACTGCAACATCTTCGCCCGGGTCTCGTCCTTGATGTCGCCGCGCTGCGCCATCTCCAGGTATTGCTCCGCCACCGCCAGCACCCGCTCGCTGAAGAGCGTCTCAAACCGGCGCTTCATCTCGCGCTGTGCGGCCAGCAGGAACTCCCGCGGGACAAAGGTCGGCGGCCTCCCGACGAAGGTTCCGTCGTCCGCCCGGAGCTGGCAGCGCGCCAGCTCTTCCTCGTCCAGGCCGTCGACGAACTGCGCCCAGGTGTACTCGCCCGCCTTCACGTCCGCGACGATGCGCGACCAGCGGTCACCCATGCTGATACGCATGGCCCTGCGGTTCGGACCGTGCGTCTTACCGGCCGGTGGTCGGGCACCCGGAGCCTGCCGGGGTAACGCTTCCCGTGCGGCTACCACATTGGGCGTCTCCGCCAGCTCTCGCTCGGCAGCGCGCGCCCGACGACGCACGGCGCTCCGGCCTATACCTCTCGCCTGCGGGACGGAGCCTTCGGTTGACCCCGTCCCGCTGTTGCTCGGCTTCCATCCCATGCGCCCTAGCCTACCGGACGCGGCGGCCTCCCCACGAGCGCACCGTCACGTCCTGCGGACGAGGGGGGGTCGGGCCGTCTGTCACGAGGGTGAGCCCTTCGATGCGCAACCCGAGCCGTGTGATGCCCTCGACGCTGTTCACCGTCTCCCCGCCACGCGCCTTGCATATCGGGGTCATGGCCGCACCGGCGTGCCACACCTGCCCGGACCGGTCTCGCATGGTCAGGACGACCGTCAGCACGTCGTCGCCTTCGACAGCACCGCCCTCGGCGTGCGGACCAGCCCCGCTCACGGTTGCGCTGCCCGCGCTACCGCAGCCCAGCCAGCCGCGACCCGCAGATGCCGTTGCTGCGCCACCTCGTTCGGCTCGGCCTCGGCGAGGCGCATCTCCTCGACCGACCGCGCGAGAGCCAGGAAGTGCGTCGAGCCGTTCCACTCCGTCCGCGTGGCATGGAGCTCCTGCACGTCCTCCGGTATCTGGATGAGCAGGGTGGTGCAGGCGTTGGCGGCCCAGCTCAGGGACGAGGAGGATTCGAACCGGTCCCGCAACTCCACCAGCATCTCCCGCGCTGTGGCCATCCGGAGCACCTCCGGCGAGTAGCCGACGACCGCAGGCTTCTCCCGCCGCACCGCCTTCGTGGTGCCCGCGATGACAGCATCGATGACCGCCTGCACGTGCCGATGCAGGCTGTGCGCGATGTCCTCCGAGGCCTCCCGGAGGTCCGTGACCTCGTCGCCCAGGGCCAGCGCTGCCGCCGTGACGACGGCCTGCCGACACCACTCGCTGAGCGCCACATCCTCCAGAGCCTGCGCGGGGAGCGGCGTCGGTACCCACCCGCCCTCGCTCGGCACGGAGACTTCGGCACGCTCCCGAAACAGGATACCCTGATTCTGCATCGCCGAGATGATGTCGGTGCACGACTGGTCGGTCAGGCCCATGATGGCCTTGCGCAGACCCGCCCGCACCTTGTCCAGGGTCGTGTCGTCGTACGTGGTGATCAGGTGCGTCTCCATCAGTACTTCACCGCCTGCGCGTACCTCGTCCAGGCCATGCCCATCGCCGCGTGCAGCCGGGCCGCCGACTCGTAGGAGGCGGCATACTCGGGCCCCATAAGGCCCTTCTGATACTTCTCCCGGCCCTTCTTCAGCACCTCTTCCGCCGCCAGCAGGTGCTCCCGGGCCTTACGGCAGGCCAGCCCGTACGTGGCCCGCGCCTGCTCCACGTCGAGGGTCTCCTGGCCCTCGAACAGGCGACTACCGTGCTCGCACGGCGAGCCGTCTTCGTGGATGACCCCACCCGCATCGGCCATCTCGGATGCCAGACCACCTTCGCAGATGCCGTCCATCACTCCTCCTCCAGACTCGGGTACACCAGCGGCGCGCCCGTCACTTCACGCTCCCGCGCGGCCTCGACGGAGTCTCCGGCGTCGGCCGGGTTCACCCGCCGCTCGAGCCTCGCGCGCTCCGCCGTCGTCAGCTCGTGCGGGTCCGGTTGGATCGTCCCCGGCACTCCGCCGAACTCGCTGGCGTTGCCGATCGGCTTGTCGGTCATCGTCTCTCCTCAGTGATGCTCTCTCGTTGTGATCGGATTCGGAAGATCTCGCAAGAGCCTGCTTCGTTTCCTCGAGAAGGTTTCGTCTCTCCGCGAGATACCCGTCCTTCGCCAGCGCCGTTCGCACTGCCTCGAGAATGTACGCGTTACTGGCCCGGCCGGTCTCCTCCTGCATTTTCTCGAACGCCTCTTGTGTCGGGGTGTTCAGATAGGTCCGATGGTATTTCCCTGGCATAGGCACCACTATACACGTCCAGGCCCTACTACCTTTGACCCATATTCTCAACCCCCTTTACACGCGTCCCTCTCCTCTCTGAGAGGAGATTGTCATGTACTGAGCACTCAGGAGGGTGGGACCGGGTGCGCCGTCGGCAGCCAATCAAAACAGGGCCCCTCACGCGTACGCACGCGTAGGGTGCGTGCGTGCGAGGCTTTCTGTTTTGGCCCGGGGTTAGCACCAGCGGGGGGTCGGCCCTCCTGAGTACTGACCTACCCGCCCACCCGTTCTCGCAACTCGGGCTGCGTCGCATACCGCCGCAAGAACAGCAGTCCGTGTCGCTGTGCATCCCGACTGTGGTCCGACCCCGGCTTCCACAATCCCCACAACCGCAGCCGCGTGTCCGACACCGTCTTCATGGCGTCCGACGAGGACTGCACCTCCACCCCGACCCCCGTCCCTCGCAGGCGGTCTCGCAACACCGCCAGGAACCGCACCGGTTCGAGGAGCCAATGGTCCGTGCTGTTCATCCTCAGCGTGAAACCCTCACACCCGATGACCACCACGTCCCCGTCCGCACTCCGTTCCCACGCCGCCCGGCACAGCGCCAGATACGAGTCGACCGACGTCGATGTCGAGTCGTGTCGAAAGACACCCGTCCGCCACCACAACCGCGACACCGCACCGACCTGCCCGCACTCGAGCAGCACCTGCTCCTCCACGCGATGCACCGACCAACCCGTCGACCTACCAGGGTCGGCCCACACCACCACGAGCGCCCTACCCATAGCCCAACCCCCAAAACGTTTCTAGAGCCGCCTACGGGCAAACCAGACCCGATTTCGTAGCCTTCTGTCAAGCACCCGTACCCACCACCACCGCCAGCCCCACCGACCGCGCCGATCCCACCACGGCAATCGACGCGGTCCCGGGGGCGGCGGGTCACCGCAGAACGGCATCCCGGATCTCTTCGACCGGCCAGCCGTACCAGTCACCCCACGTGATCACGGCGCACATCGACCGGGTGTCCGGCGTCCAATGCGTCCGCAACACGTGCGCCTCTCCGATCGCGGCGAGAGCCTCCAGGTACCGGACCACCGTGTCGAGGGCGTCGGCGTCTCGATAGTAGACCTTCCGCACCGGCCACGGACCGGCCGTCACCTCTTCCGAACCGACGAGAGAGAGGGCCATCTGACGCCACGCGGCTGAGCCGTCTTCCTCCGGGGCACCCCCGGCCGCCGCCCGAGCGATGCTCTCGTCGTCCGCCGGGGCGTCCATCACGGCCCGAAACTGCTCGGTCGGGGCCTCCGACGAACCGTGTTCGGGGGCGTACTCGTCCAGACGGCACGTCACGAGCCCGCTCTCCGTCACACCGGCGACGCTGGTCGGGTACGTGAAGGAGCAGAGGCCGTCCGGCCCCGGCAGATATGCGTGTCCCATCAGGGGGCCTCCACCTTCCAGAAGG